GCTAAACATGGTGAAGATAAACCTAAGGACCAAGCTAGCATTATATAATTCCTTTTGGAATATGTGCACAGTGTGGGCCTAAAGCGAGAGTGGAGGGCCCACAGAAACAGTTATTATGGAAAGATACATAGAATATTTTAACGGATACAGGAATGCTTATGGTGTAGCTGACTTCAATCACCAAGATTCCAAAGTAGATTCTGAAACAGGTAAAAAGAAACCTGTATACAGATGGAACTTTGAGGAACTTACTAACGATATTTATCAGCAGCATATCAAAGGTGAACTATCTATTGGTATACAACCCTGTACAGAAGACTCAGAAGTAAAATTTGGTGTTATAGATATAGATCCAAAAGACTACTCTAGTTTTAATAAAAAAGATTACATAGATATAATACAACAATACGATCTACCTTTACTACCAGTTGAATCTAAAAGTGGTGGTCTGCATTTATTTTTATTTATGAATAAATTTACAGATGCATCACTGATCAAATCATTTCTAACAAACTTATTATCTTTGTTTGGACTTAAACAAGATACAGAAATATTTCCAAAGCAAACACAGTTGACAAAAGATAGTGAGACCGGTCAGTTAAGACCAGGACAATTTATAAATCTACCTTACTTCGGCGAGGAGCGTAAGGCTTTAAACGTTGATGGTACAAAATTTACTTTGGACCAATTCATAGAAGTGAATCAGTGCAAACCTGGTTACCAAAGAAAGACTGAAAGAAATTACCGAAGGAATAGAAAACAAAAGTATGGAAGGTGTCGACGAAGAATTTATAGAAGGTCCACCATGTCTAGCAGCAATATCTAAGATAGCAAATCAAGATAAGTTTGATGGTAAAGATAGGTTTATGTATAACTATCACGTCATGGTTAAGATGAAATATCCTGACAGTTGGGAACAGAAAGTTATGAACGCACCGGTAAAATATTTCTCAGGTGTACATGCTAATGCATGGGATAAAAAGTTTTTAGGACAGAAAGTAAAATCATGGAACAGAAGTAGCAAAGGTTATACCTGTACTGAAAGTCCACTAAGTGAGCATTGTAAAAAAGGTATTTGTGTTAAGAAAAAGTTTGGAGTCTTGCGTGGAGCAAAAGGTTCTTATCCTGTATTAACTAATCTTAAGAAGATAGATTTAGATCCAGAACCAGAATACGAATTTGATGTAACAAAACCAGATGGTATCAGCACAGCTACCGTACACTGTAGAACTGTAGAACATTTAAACGATCAACGTAAAAGAAGAAATGCAATATCAAAAGCTGCAGGATTCTTTCCACCATTAATTAAAGGTGAAGAAGAACAAGTTGTTATGGATGCACTATACACAACACAGAAAGTTGTACTACCACCGGTAGGTACATCACCAAAAGAAAAACTACACGATGTTATACATGCAAAAATAAATGGACCCAAGGCTACCAGTGATGCTGCATTTAAAACTGGATCAGTATTAATTGAAGGTGACTATGCATACTTCAAGTTTGAAAAATTTTATGACAAACTAAAAGCAAAGAACTGGAAGTACAGTGAAGATAAAACAGGACGTATGATGCAGATTACATACCAGGATTGTGAGATAGAATTTTTAGAACAGAAAAGATATCCATCAAAGAAAACGGGTGAGTACAACTCATCAACAAAAAATATAATACAGATTAATATAAAAACTTTTGAGGAAGTACCTATACATCACACTAAAACAAAACATAAGACGGACATACTATGATCAGTAGAAAATTATTCGGGCCTCCGGGAACGGGGAAGACAACTAAACTATTAAAATATGTTAAAACATTTTTAAAACTAGGTACACCTGTAGACAAGATAGGATACTTTGCATTTACAAAGAAAGCTGCAAACGAAGCTGTCGATAGAATGTTAGACTACCACACAGCGTTTCAGAAAAAAGATCTAAAACATTTTAGGACACTACATTCTTTAGCATTTACTCAGTTGGGTATGAAGAAAGCTCAGGTTATGCAAGGACGAACACTATGAAGATATTGGCAGGACTCTTGGTATCGAGGTTACGGTTTATTCTCGTGGTGAAGAGAACACAGGTTTTATAAATTCTGATAGCGAATACTTTAATTTAATAATGCAGCTAGGATAAAAAATATAACTGCAGAAGAAGAGTACAATACAGATATGTACTCACAGGATATGGATAAAAGATTATTAAAAATAATCTCTGATGAAGTAGATAACTACAAACAATCATATGGTCTGATAGATTTTACAGATATGATTGAGAAATTTATTGTGTCCGGATTGTGTCCAAAATATGATGTAGCATTTATAGATGAAGCACAGGATTTATCACCTATACAGTGGAAAATGTTTGATATTATCAAGGAAAATAGCAAATATGTTATACTAGCCGGTGATGATGATCAAGCAATTTATGGTTGGGCAGGCGCAGATGTAAAAAAATTTCAACAAGAAGTTTCAAAAAAGGACATAATTTTGCCACAATCTTACAGGGTTCCACAACTTGTACAAAATCTTGCAGGTAATATTTTAAAACAGATACCAGACGATAGAAGAATACAAAAGAGTTGGAGTGCTAGAGAAGAAGAGGGCACTGTAAATTATATCTATAGCACAGAAGATGCACCACTTGATCAGGGAACATGGTTAGTGTTAGCAAGATACAATGATAAATTAAATAGACTCAAACCTACACTAAAAGAACGTGGTATTTATTTTGAGTTTCAAGATCGTAAAAGTTACAAGATAACTTTGTTTAAAACAATTCTAAACTATACACGTTGGACCAAAGGAGATGACTTATCTCTAGCAGAAGTAAAAGATATATTTGAATACACTGGAACAGATACAGAAATTAAAGAAGAGAGAATGTATGATTTAACTGAATTTGGATTCAGTAAAGATACACCATGGTACGATGTATTTCAATCAGACTATGAAGAATGTTTATACATAAGAGAAATGTTAAGTAATGGGGAAGAATTAAATAAACCCCCTAGAGTAAAATTATCTACAATACATTCAGCAAAAGGTGGAGAAGCTGACAATGTATTGTTAATGTTAGATAATACTAAAACAATTCGAGACTCTGTAGAAAAGAGTCCGGACAAACAAGACGAAGAACATAGAGTTTGGTACGTTGGAGTAACACGTACAAAACAAAATCTTTATGTAATGTCAGCAAAAAAGGAGGATCAAGGTTATGACATCGAAGGACTTATTTAATGAAGCGTTTCCACAAGACAAACAAATTGGAGGATCTCATTATAAAAATTTTTATATTCAACCCTATGAATTTATTTCAAAAAATAATTTATCATTCTTTCAGGGTTGTGTTGTGAAATATGTTTGTAGATATTTACACAAGAATGGTATAGAAGATTTAGAGAAGATCAAACACTATTGTGAACTAGAAATTAAAAAGATGAAAGATGCCAAAAAAATCAAAAATAAATAAAAGTATTGTAGTAGATAAGAAATATAAATTTGATTTAGAAATTTATCCAAGGCTAGTTAGTTGGGAAATATTTCCAAAAGATCACCATGCTGCTTTGTATGCTTTTTCAAATAAAGAAGAATTAAATAAATTAATAGAAGATAAATATATTTATGAAAAAAGAAAAGTTTGACGGTAGATCAAGACCTTCTAACGATACTTATCGTAAACGTTTTGATGAAATATTTAAAAAAGAAAAAACTTTACATGAAGAACTAATGGAAGGTTTTGAAGAAGAAAAGAAACAAAGAGAGGAAGAGGACGAATGAAGATACCTAGATTTGAAGCGCCTACCGAATGGTTAAAGCCTACAGAATTTCCTGACCTACGTCATGTAGATGAAATAGCAATTGACTTAGAGACAAAAGACCCTGACCTAATTAAAAAAGGATCTGGTTCTGTTATTGGTAATGGTGATGTTATAGGTATTGCAGTTGCAACCAGTCATTACAAAGGCTACTTTCCAATTGCTCACGAAGGTGGTGGTAATATGGACAGAGCTAAAGTTTTGTCTTGGCTTAAAGATGTATTAGAGGCACCATCAACAAAAGTTTTTCACAATGCTATCTATGATGTTTGTTGGTTAAGAGCATTAGGTTTCAAAATAAATGGTAACATAGCCTGCACAATGATAGCGGCAGCTGTGACTAATGAAAATAGATTTAGATACGATTTAAATAGTTTATCATGGCACTATCTTGGTTATGGTAAAAACGAATCTGCACTTGCAGAAGCTGCAGCAGAATGGGGAATCAATCCTAAATCAGAAATGTACAAACTACCATCAATGCATGTTGGTGCGTACGCTGAACGTGATGCTGAAGTAACCCTTGGTCTTTGGCAAGAGATGAAAAAAGAAATTATTAACCAGGACTTAGAAGATATATTTGACCTGGAGTCTGATTTGTTTCCATGTCTTGTTGACATGAGATTCAAAGGTGTACGAGTAGATGTAGAACGTGCACACAAAATGAAAAAAGAATTTAAGAAAGCAGAACAGGACCTATTACATAAGATAAAAGGCGAGACAAATATTGATACTCAAATATGGGCAGCAAGATCTGTTGCAGAAGTTTTTGATATGTTGAGATTAGAGTATCCAAGAACAGATAAAACAGAGGCACCTTCTTTTACAAAAAATTTTTTACAAGAACACGAGCACCCTGTTGTTAATATGATTGCACAAGCAAGAGAGATAAACAAAGCACACACAACTTTTTTAGATTCTATTATAAGCTACGAGCATAATGGTAGAATACATGCAGAGATAAATCAGTTAAGGAATGCTGGAGGTGGTACGGTTACTGGTAGGTTCTCTTATCAGAACCCTAACCTTCAGCAGATTCCTGCACGAAACAAAGACCTTGGACCTAAGATAAGGTCATTATTTATACCCGAGGAGGGCCATACATGGGGTTGTTTTGACTATTCTCAGCAAGAGCCTAGGTTGGTAGTGCATTATGCTTCTTTATACAAATTACCATCTGTATATGATGTAATAGATGCTTATACAAACGACTCTAGCGCAGACTTTCACCAGACCGTAGCAGATATGGCTGACATACCTAGAACACAGGCTAAAACGATCAATTTGGGTCTTTTCTATGGTATGGGTAAAGGTAAATTACAGGCAGAATTAGGGGTAACAAAGGACAAAGCTGCTGACCTATTTAATACATACCATTCACGTGTACCATTCGTAAAACAACTTATGGACAAGGCATCAAATAGAGCACAAGATCGTGGACAAATCCGTACATTGCTGGGACGACTATGCAGGTTTCACTTATGGGAACCTAACAGTTTCGGTATGCACAAAGCTATGACTCATGAAGATGCGTTGGCGGAACATGGACCGGGGATAAAAAGAGCTTATACATACAAGGCTCTTAACAAATTAATCAGGGTTCAGGCTGCTGACATGACCAAGAAAGCAATGTTGGAATTATACAAAGAAGGAATTATACCTCACATACAAGTACATGATGAGCTAGATATATCTGTTCAAGATGAAGCACATGCTAAAAAGATTGTTGAAATTATGGAACACGCTGTTACACTAGAGGTCCCTAACAAAGTTGACTATGAGTATGGTGATAACTGGGGTGAAATACATGGTTAATTATGGCATATTTAAACGCAAACATACCAGCAACTTATGCACAAATAAGAAGAGAATATTTATATGATCTTAAAAAACATCATGGAGAAGTTGAAGACTGCATTATCTTTGGTCTTAGCGCTCTTACAGGTCGTAGTATACTCTTCCATGCTATTATGGAAAACGGTGCAATATTTTATCGCTTACCAATTAGCGCGTTTATTCAAAAGGGATTTGAGGCACATGGAGTGCCCGCAAGACGACTTGATGAACTACAGCTCTGGAATTGTTTTAGTTATTATCCTGCTGTTAATCGTTGGGATATTTTAGACGGACAAGCCGGTAAGTATATAGGAAAAGACAAGAAATGGCACCCAGGTAAATACTTATTTACTGTTGACTTTGCACACCCAGAGTCTAATATACTTGACACTGATCATTCAGAAATACCGCACGAACATAAGTGCGCTCACATAATTGCCTTAGATGATGGTAATTTTGCAGCACAACCTAACAATAGATGTATATGGGACATACCTTCTTTTACTGTAAAAGATAATATCCCTGACTGGAAAGTGCAAACTTCTGAGTGGAATGTAGAAGATAGTAGAGCATGGCGGACAGAAGATACCGACAAGTTCTTTTATGAAATAGAGGAGAAGAAAAAATGATAAATAAAATTAAAAATATATGGCAAAGTAAAAGATCTAAGTATAGAGAAGTATGGAAAAACCATAAAGTCTGTACTATAATTATTGCAGTTCTTATTGTTGCTTACGTAATAAAATAGAATTATGGAGATAGCCGGGATGAACTATTACGCTACAGGTTTGTTAATAGTAATGCTAGTTGTATTGGCCGTATGTGGAGGTCCTGGTGTCCAATAAACCACTCAATATCGGAGAAGAGGCACGCGTGCAGATGCCGATGAAGACGGTAGCTAGCCTGATCGTGCTCGTCGCAATGGGCGTGTTCGCTTATACGGAGCTGACTGCGAGGTTGGTATCGTTAGAGACATCACGTGAGTTGTTTGAAAATGATTTATTAAAAAAATCTGAACAAGTTCCTACAGATCAAGAGCAACATTTTTTAATTGAGGATTTGTACAAGTCCGTCGAGAAAATGGAAGAGACTCAGGAGATGAACATGACTAACAAAGTTAACATAGAATTTTTAAGGGAACAGTTAGACAAAGCATTAGTTGATATAGAAGATTTAAAAGATAAGGTCAGAGCAAATGGTAACGGGACGCATTAGTAGAAAAATTTTAGATTATATCTATGAGATGAAAAGAACTTTCATCGACAAACGTTTACAAAAAGATTTAAGAAAAGAAGTAGAAACCGGCAAGAACGGTACACAAAAGTATGTTGTAAAGCAAGGTGAAAACAAAGGTAAGATTTTATGACAGAAATAATAATAGCTCTACTTATGATTGTCAACGGAGAGATTAAGGAACACAGAATACAAGAGTCGATGTCCGATTGTTTAAAAGGCAAACGTGTCGCAATGAGAACTAATAAAAATAATAACATAAATTACACTTGCATCAAGTCGATGGCCGAGCTTGAAAAAAATATTGATGGATCTTTATCGATAAAGAAGTTAATATTGGAGTAATGAAAGTATCAGCAGAGATTGTAAATGGTAAATGTCCAACATGTGATGAGATTACTATGTTAGTTGGATTAAGTAGTGAAGTTTACAGATGTTTAAATTGTGGTTCTGATCTAGAACAACATGTCAATGGTAAGATAACTTACCTACCTCATATCGTAAAACCAAAAAATGCAGATCCTTATGTAAAGGAATGGAAAGATGGCGAAAAAGTTTAAATCGTTCGAGACACGTGACAAACCTAGAAAACGTGGACCTCGTCAGCACAAAAAAAATAAAAATAAAAACGAGAAGAGGCAGCAAAAACAGACGAGATATAAGGGCCAAGGAAAGGGTTGACAAACTAATATAAAATCCTATATTGGTTTCATGAAAGAAAAAATAATAACAATAACACCAAAGAATATAAACCAGAAACAATGGTCTATCTTTTTATTAGAATTAAATTTAATGAAAAGAGCATGGAAACCTTATGGAGTAGATGTAGAAGTATCTGCACCAGGTCTAAAAAAAATAATAGATTGGGGAACAAGACGATATGGAACTGATAATTCTAAGTGATGGTTTTTATCAACTGATACCAGTTACAAAACAAATGGTATCAAATATAGATGTAGTGGGTGAGGTTGATCTCTTTAGTCTATGTGATGCGTTGAGAAATAAGTTAACAACTTATCTCGACCACATGAACAAACATGTTATGAGAGATGGAAGTGGAATCTTTTATGGCTGTATACAAAATTAGTGGCCCATTGGTCTTTGTAGTCCTTAGGGAATAGGCGCAGTAGGATGCGTTAGGAATAATCTCGGGTGAGACCTACCGGGAGCCACAACGATGATGAAAAGGACCTGCGTCCATGTAACGCCTCGCGCTAGCCTCTGTACGACAACCGTTGATCCTCGCAATAAAATGAGGTTAGGTGTGGAGCCTTTGCTCTCCTGGGAGTACGTGCACGGAAACCAGGGGGGTTGATATGAATTATGTAACTAATTTACCTTTGTCTTCGACGGGCATACATGTGTACTTAGCATACAATTGTAATTTATTTATTTGTTCTTTAGTGAAATTACCTTCAGCATATATAATCTCATAAGACTCAGTTAGACCTGCTCTTATGCAGTCGTGATGGTCTGGAAATATTTTTGGATATTGTTCGTTGGTATAACATTCTCCGCTCATTGCAGAACAAATGTAAACTGTTAATAAAAATTTCATTGACACCTATTGTATATTATGAGATATATCCTATATTAGTTAAATCTAAGAAAGGAGTATAAGATTTATGACAGACATAAGCAAATATAAAAATGTATCACTACCAAAAGATACATATAATAAAATAGATAAGATAAGAAAAGTTATGATTCCTGAGATGACTATAAGTCGTTCTCAGACAATAACATTGTTAGTAAATGAGAAAGCTAAGAGACTAAATGGAAAACTCGAAAAAAACTAAAATTTGCCCACGTTGCAAAGGTAACGGATATATAAAAGTAGTTAAGGAAGTAGCGTGGCCAAGTAAAGAACAGCAAATTGTTGTGCAATGTAGTATGTGCAACTCTCAAGGTGAAATAGAGGAGGATAACGAAGATGCTGATAAACAAGGAAAGTCAAATTAAGAATTTAAAAGAGAATCAAGAACTTCTTGAGGGTAAAATTAAATTCTTACAAGACACATGTAAACGTGCAGGTGCTCAGATTAAAAAGTTAGAGTCTGAATTAAAAGAAGCAACTGCATGGAAAGAGGACGAAGTTGAAAAGTTTAGAAATAGACTAAGAGACAGTGCTCCATATGAGAAAAGACTAGCGAATGATTAGCTCTGAAGATATTGCGTATATCGCAGGGCTATTTGATGGCGAAGGTTCAATACACTTTAAACGTGGACCGGAGAAGAAAAAGAAACACAAGGGTAATGGTTATCGAATCTCTAATAGTTTAAGACTATCAATGGAGATAACGATGACCGATCAATCTGTTTTGATGTGGGTCCACGAGGTGTTAGGTGTTGGTACTTTAAATGATAAACCTAGAAAAGGTTTAAGAGTTGATGGTACTAAATACTTGAAACAATACCGATGGCGTTGTACATTCAGAGATGCGTACTATGTCTGCAGGTTATTGTGGCCCTACGCGCACACGAAGTTACCTAAAATTCAACAAGTAATAGAACATTATGCGACACAGAAATTGGAAGGAGATGCTGAAATTGTGGACCTTGATTGGTACCGATTATGGAATAAGTCTCCTGGAAAAATACAGTAGTAAACTAAATGTGTGGTCCTGGCAGAAACGTTGGGGCGACCGGAAACGGGGAACAGGGTATCGAAAAAATGGTTTGGAACTATAAAGATAAGTATCAAAACGACCTAGAGTTTAAAAAGAAAGAACGACTAAGACAGAAAAAATACAATGACTCTGATCATGGTAGGGCAGTTAAGTTAGCACATAATATGTCTTACGGTAATTCAGAGCATGGTTATATTACTAATTGTATAGCTGCTGCGTTCAAACCATCATCGTGTAAAAAACGAGGACTATGGCCTGCTATAACTAAGGCTGAGATTTGGAATGAATTAGAAAAGCATAGGTTGGCTATGAAAAATAAATATCCAGAAAGTGACGGAAACCTTTGTATTTATTGCGAAAATTTATGGACCTATAAACGTACAATTGGGACCGGGAAACGTGTAAAGCATCAAACTAATTTTTCTATTGATCGAATTGATAATAATAAAACTTATCAAGTTAATAATTTGGCTTTCTGTTGTAGTGGTTGTAATGATAAAAAACATCATGCAACATTAGAGTTGATGGAAAATGTATTAAAAGTAGCAAAGGAGAAAGGACTAAGATGAAGTGGAATAAAAAATTTGAATACCCTGCATCGATTAGATCATCGATAGAAGGTAAAAGACATTACGAGATTACAGGACAGAAGTTGCCATCGTGTGACGACTATATTATCAGCGACTCAGAGTCCAGAGAAGAAGGCTAAATTGGAAGAGTGGAAGAAGCGGGTAGGTACCCAGCAAGCTGACCGGATTCGTGATGTGAGTGCCATGAGAGGCACAGCAATGCACACGTATTTGGAAGGGTACATTCTTGGAGAGAATCATTTGGACTTAACGTCTATTGGTCGTGAAGCAGAACGAATGGCTAATGTGGTTATAGAAAAAGGACTCGGGGACCTGGGAGAAGTGTGGGGTAGTGAAGTTACATTATACTATCCTGGACTGTATGCAGGTGCAACAGATGTTGTAGGAATGTATGGCGGTAGAGAGGCAATTATTGACTTCAAGCAAACTAATAAACCAAAACAAAGAGAATGGATTGATGACTACTTTACTCAGCTGGCGGCGTATGCAATGGCCCACAATCAAGTATATGACACCAAGATACAATCTGGAATCATTCTAATGTGTAGCAAGGATTGTTTTTTTCAGAAGTTTGAGGTGCATGATGAGGAATTTCAGGGGTATATGCATGAATTTTTACGTAGAGTAGACGAATATTATAAAATTGTACCAATTGTACCAGAGAAAAAAGGGCCTCCAGGTACAATTTTAGGTCAAAAAGATGAGTAAATACAGGGATAATAGAGCAATTTTACAATTGTATACGATTTTTCTCTATAAAATAAAAAAATTTTTTTTATTTTTTTTAAAACCTAGGTACAATAGGTACAATTTAAAAAAGTGTTACATACCAATGGTTAATTGCTCAAATTTGTACCAAGACCCCTTGGTACAATGAGGTACAATTGGTACAAAAGTATCAAAAAGCTAGGAATTGCAACGATATAGGGGGTCGCGCACATGAATTTTGTTTTTTATTTTTTCATATGTTAAAAGGGGTACACAATGAGACGAGCAAAAAAATCTAAATATAAATCAGTTGTAATTAAAAAGAAAAGATATTACTTTTATAAAATTACATGGGTTGATATCACTGGGGATTCCGGGCATGCTACGGAACATGACTTTCTAGGTTTCATGCCATCAGTTATGGTAACTCATGCATACTTGTTTAACAAAGATAAAAAGAATATTAGAACGTTTGCATCTTACGAAGATGGTGACGAATTATTTTCAGATCGTAATGTATTTCCAATTGGGTGTATAACTAAAATGGAGAAGGTTACTCTTTAAGAAGTTTTGTATCTGTAATTCTTTTTTCGTTTAACTCTTTGAGTCTTCTAATTTCTTCTTCTCGTTCTTTGATATCTGTTGCATTAATATTTACATTGTAATTAGTTTCACTAAATTGTCCTGTAGCTTTACCTATCAATGTTTCAAAACCTAAAGCATCTTTTATCTTACCATCATCAACTAATCTTCTAGATAATTCTTGCTGTCTTCTAACATAATTGTGTTTAGTCACAGCATATGATCTATTTATTTCTGCAGATCTTCTAGCTAAATAGCTTTGTATTTTTGGATTCTTTAATAACTCAGACGCTTCTATTCTTGCTCTTTGCGGGCTGTATCCAGCATGCAGGGCAGCATCTTGGTGAGTGGTCCTGCCTTCATTAAAGATAAGATACTCGCAAAATCTTCTTTGCATCTCAGTTAAATCTGTAAGTGGCTGTGCCTTCTTTTCGACAATATCTTGACTCATAGTTGCAATATATATGTTTATGGGATATATACAAGACTTATGAAAGCGAAAGAATTACGAGTATACTTAGACAAATTCCTAGTGTCACCGGCTGCACAAAATGCCAGAGTCCAACTTGAAATGCCTAACGGAGAAAAACTTGACCTTGAAGTAATTCAGTTGTTGGAATCTCGAATGATTGGTGATAGAGACACCCACATTTTAAATTTAAAAGGTGTTAAACTTGGTGGTACATGGAAGATGCCAAAGATAATTGGCAAACTATAATCAGCTGAGGTTACCCACCTGAAACCAGAGGCTAAATTATACAGTGAACTTAAGAAGAAAGTTAGAAACATTTCATGGAATAGGTTGGAAAACCGTAGCTTATTGGGGACTCCCGATCTATTGGCTTATTCTCCTAACGAGCACTTTTTTACATTGGAGCTGAAGGTAACATCGGGTAACAAAATACGCTTTTCACCTCACCAGGTAGCCTTCCACGTGAAACATTCTAAAAATACTTTTATCCTCGTTGCTTGTGACCCGGACAGAGGGCTTGTGCGCTTGTACCCTGGTCATCAGATCCTAGAGCTTGTGAACTCTGGCTTGAAGCTTGAACCCTTGGCTCAGGGCTGGGAGGCTTGTCGCCTCCAGCTTGAGAGCTTGTGAGCTTGCGCATTTTTTCATTTAATTTTTTATAATAATTCGGATGTCGGAATTCGTGGGCCATGGTTAGTGTTTACCATAGCACACGTTTGGTGTCGACCTATCCCAGCAAGCTCTGCAGCTGCCGCACTCATTGCCCTGCTCAGGGGCCGGGCAGGTCCTGCCGCTTCCGCTGGTGACTGTACTCGTCCAGGGCCATTGCTTCACTGGTCCCTGGTCAATCATGTGTGAACTCATTCTAATTATTAAATTCTCCGGGACCTCTTCAGGGTTTAGATCTTTTAAAAATTGCGCCTCACGTGTCGGCATCCAGTGCTTGGTTTCAGGCGTGAGCTTGCACACTTTAAAAATATTATTAAGGTGCTCCATCGATTGGATGTCGCCGCTATCATGCCACCTGAACCAGTCCTGGCCCTTGATTAAAGTTGTCATAGCTTCAACCCACAGCGGTGACTCGAGCGCCTTCAGGCGTCGTTGCAATGCTTGCTGCACATTGTTAAATCTATATCGACCCTTCAGGGCATAGCAGCCCGCACATACGGACCCCGGCACATTCACCAGCTTGGCGCCAGTCTTGCAGGCCTGAGCCGGCAGGTTATGCGCTGGTCCTGGCATTTTTGACGGCTTACTTAGGCCGCCGGTTATTTCTCTAGCTTCTTTTTTTAACATAATTATCTCCTATAAAATCTTATAATATAAAGCTTGTAACCTGTCAAGCTTGAACGCTTGCGAGCTTGAAGCTTGACCCCTTACGGGAGGGCCCACCCCAAAAAGGGAAAAGGCCCTCAGGCCTTTTCTCCTCCAGTTTTCTTCCAGGCTTCGAACGCTTCGCGCTCAGCCTGCTCGAGTTTGTCTTCCCGGTCCAGGGCCTCAAAGACAGCCGACTGGATGCCCTTGATCTCGGACCAAGTTTTCACCAGCATGAGTCTACGCATGATGTGCAGCTTCAGGTGGTCGTTGTAATACATGTCCAGGTCTTTTTTTCTATCTGTTCTCATATGTCCTTTCTGTTGTTAGGGTCCATTGCTACTAACCGTAGTCAGTACAAGTGGCAGTCATGTTAACCAGCAATGAACCTGCTGCTACTATAGCAGGTCCCAGTTTATCCCACAAGTAAAATATTTAAGTTATCCACAGATAATTTTCTTGACAGCTTGCAGGCTTGAGGATACTGGGCGGGCCCACCCTGCTTGAAGCTTGTGAACTATGGGCGGGCCCACCCAAAAAAAAATAAAAAAATTTAATTTGGGCCAGTGGCCAATAGGCGATCTCCTTCCCAATCGATCAACGAGGAGACACTGCAGTCCAGTCACGTCACGACCTAGAGTATAGCCCAGAAATGTCCAGGCGCCCTATACTAGCCCAAATTTTTTAAGGGCTTTCGCCCTTAAAACTTTACCAAGAACAATCGTAGCCGATTTGTCTTCCTGCTTTAACTTGTTCTTTAGCCCATTTTAAAAATTCTTCATCTTGGGCTTTGTATTCTTTAACTTGTTCCTCTTGGAATTGCTGACCCCAAAAGAAACCATCAGAGGCAAAGTGATTATAATAATCATTTTTGATTGCCTCTTCCAGATCCTTGATTACATCTTCAGTAATTGTAACACCACCTTGACTACCATTAAAACCTAGATGTTGCAGGTCGTCATGTGTATTGTGATCTTGATCTTTTTTTTGTTTATTGAATTGTTTAGACATGAACACCTGTAGGCGTGCATGCTTTCTCCAATAAAACTTTTCATGAACTTCGCCTTTACTATCTCGAAGTCCTGCGTATTGATCTAGTCCCATATTTATTTCTCCTTTATTGTTTCATAAGAGTTATCAAATCCTAGAACATCTTACAAGAAAATAATTAGGCTCGAACGCTTATTTTTTTTGGGAGGGCCCACCCAAAAAAAAAACAAAATCCTAGTTTAGAATTAATCTAAACTAGGATTTTTCATCAAGGACAGATGAAACTATAAATTAGGTTGAGATTGATTTCTGAATTCTTCTTCAGTAATCTGTCTGTCCTCGCCTGTACACGCATTATGCCAAAAATAAGTTGGTTGATAACCTCCATTATCAAAACTATAACTTCTTCTTTTTCGCCACGCATTTTCTTCTGTTAAGATATATGGCTCAGTAATCCGACCACTAATATTATCTATTGCTCTATCCATGAAATCCCTTGCCCAACTATCATAGCAATTTAATGAGCAGAAATTTCCATTTCCATAATAGAACTCACTTCTTCTTCTAGTTTGATTTGTCTTATTTCCTTTAGAGCCTCGTTTCCTGTCTTTTGTGTCATAAGTATGGCACTTATGAGATTGACAATATTTTAATGTCATTTCTGTCCTTTCTGTTTGGGTTGAGTATTCCACTCTGGAACTACCTCTCAACCCAATACTGTTAATTGTGTTAAGTTTTTATAAATAACAGTTTTTAATATAATATCCTATTGACTATTGTCAATATTAGTTTAAAACTTTTTTTACATTAACCAATAAAAAAGAAAGAGGACAAATGGCTAGAATACGATTAAACCAAGAGTACCGAAACAAGATTGCAAATAGAATAAAAGTACATTTGCAACAAGAGGACACCCAAGAAAAAAGAAAGTATGATACTTTAAAAGCAGATCAAATTGATATCAACGATCAAGCTTGGAGTGTTGCAGAAAAAATAGTAAGACGACATTATACAGAAGATGATGTTGAAAAAGCTTACTATCTTCAAAACAAGTTTGAAAATGTTTCAACGATTGCAAAAGATAGTTGTTTCCATTTTCATTATTTAGGCAACAAAGAAAAAACAAACTACAATGGCGAAACTACTATTGAAGAAAATGTACCAATAGAAAAACATTTTGATTTTAGATTAAATGGCGATATTGATACCGACAACAATTATTCTTCTAATAGAGATCAAAGTTATGGGTTTGCTTTGTTTAGAGATGAGATTAATGCACAAGAAGATTGCAACGCAGATATCTTAATTGAACAAGCCGACAAAGACGACAATCCACACAAAAGAAAGTTTGTTGAGAATAATGAAAAATATCTTGGCTTATCTGGTGGAAGAAATAATGAAACCAAGTATGGCAAGGATTGGAACGAAAAATATCAGCTTGATTTGATTGGTAGAGATTATTGTAGAGATCGTTCTATTGCGTGTGAAAAAGAGGAATTTAATTTTTTAATTTCTTGGAAACAACAAAAGTCAGCTTTTGTTATGGCACATAGTAAATGGATTGAAAGTGTCTTGAAACAAATGAAAGAGATCAAGTTAGGATTAAAAGGTTATAAATGGCTAGACGAGGCAGTTGAATTAGCAACCGAACTTGGAATAAATATCCAAGAGGCAGAAATAATAAGAACTAATAGTACAGGACTTGTTATTTACAATCCGAAAAATCTAGCTGAAAGAATAAAAGGTATGAAAAATACTGAAAAAACTAGAGAACAAAAGATTGCAGAAAGAGTTGCATATATGCAACAACAACAAACTAATTCTGATAACTTGAATTAAGGTGTTGATTAACTATGGGATTAGTATAATCTAATCCCATAACAATTAAGTTATAGAAAGCGAGAATAAATAAATGATAAATAATAAACCTTTTGTTATTACTTACTATTCAGCGAGTGATAAGAAAACAATAACAAGAAATGCATTATGGACAGATAAATGCAGATATTGGTTATCAAAATCTGGTCGTATGTTAATGACCTATTTTGACATAGACGCAGATGGATATAGAACTGCGTCAGATACTTGGAGTATTAAATTATGATAGACGAAAATAAAAAGTTTTTTATAATTGAAAAAGCTAAGTATGAACACATCAACGATACTTACAGTATCCATAAAGATAAGATGTATGATTTGACAACTGCAGTAAGAATTATGTTGGCACTTGATACATTGAACGAGGACAGGAAAAGAATTTCTTATCACTTACAAGAAGTTTCATTTAGTGTAGTCCAAGAGCCATTGGTACTCACTAAAGAAATGGAAGTGAAAGAAGAACAATCGGAAATGCCTTTCTGATAATCTCGCAGTAGGGTTTGTAGGTTAGGTATGATCTACAAATCCTACAAACTCTTATAGGGTATGCAAAAACAACATATGTCATTTATGCATAGTGTGTCTCGATAGAGGTACCACTACATATTGATTTTTTGCTTGAAAACTTTGGGGGGGCCCACCCTAATCTGTAGTAGGGGTCCCAAGTATGTACATATATGTAAGATTTAGACTCTTATAGCCAAGATTTCAAAAATAGGTTATATAAAAAATATAATAAAAAATTTTATGGAAAATTTGTCAGGATTGACTCCAGAAGAGAAAGCACGACTTTTGGATCTAGAAAAGAGTGTAGAACTAGATAAAGCAAGACCAGTTATCAAAAAAGACTTTTTGAGTTTCGTCAAGTATGTTTGGCCGGAGTTTATCGAAGGTTCTCATCATAAAAAAATTAATAAAAAATTTAATGATCTCGCTAGCGGGAAAATTAAAAGACTGATCATTAACATGCCGCCAAGACACACTAAGTCGGAGTTTGCCTCATACTTACTCCCGGCATGGATGGTTGGCCTCGATCCCCGGTTAAAGATCATTCAAGCAACACACACGGCAGATCTAGCAATAGACTTTGGCCGTAAGACCAAGAATCTTGTAGACCAAGAAAACTACAAACAATTATTTGACACTAGACTGATGGAAGATAGTCAGGCAGCAGGGAAATGGAAAACCGAACAAGGTGGTGAATATTTCGCAGCCGGTGTTGGTGGAGCAATTACAGGTCGTGGTGCTGATCTTTTAATTATTGATGACCCGCACAAAGAACAAGATATTAAAAAAGATAGTAAGTCGTTTGATAAAGCATGGAACTGGTATACATCAGGTCCACGTCAACGTCTTCAACCTGGTGGTCGTATCGTGGTTGTAATGACTAGATGGTCTACAAAAGATATTACTGGACAATTAATCAGGGCTCAGGGAGAAGAAAACTCTGACCAATGGGAAGTGGTAGAACTACCTGCACTGTTACCGGACGGTAAACCTGTTTGGCCGGAATACTGGACCAGGGAAGAATTAGAAAAAACCAAAGCATCTATTCCAGTTAACAACTGGAACGCTCAATATATGCAACAGCCAACCGCTGAAGAAGGTGCGATTCTTAAAAGAGACTGGTGGCAGAACTGGGAAGGTAAAGATCCACCACAATGTGATTTTATAATTCAAAGTTATGATACCGCTTTTCTTAAAAAAGAATCTGCTGACTTTAGTGCTATTACTACCTGGGGAGTCTTTAAAGATGATGACGGTAGGGCTAATATAATATTACTCAATGCTTTCAAAGATCGTTATGAGTTTCCAGAACTTAGGAAAGTTGCTCATGAGGAGTATTTGTATTGGCGGCCTGACATGGTAATCGTAGAGTCTAAAGCCTCTGGTATCCCTCTAACCCATGAATTAAGAGATATGGGAATCCCCGTAATTAACTTTACGCCGAGCCGAGGAAATGATAAACATGCTAGAGTAAACTCAGTAGCACCGCTTTTTGAGATGGGTATGATTTATGCTCCTATGCATGAACACTACGCTCAAGAGGTTGTGGAAGAGTGCGCATCATTTCCGTTTGGAGATCACGATGACTATGTCGACTCCACAACACAGGCGATTATGCGTATTAAACAAGGTGGCTTAGTTCGTAATAAAGATGCATATGAAGACGAACCTTTGCCGGACAGAAGCAGGTTAGAATATTATGGCTAGAAAAGAGATAGTAAATCAAATTGTAAAACTTTATCAAAAGCTTGGCGGGAACGTATCTGACGTTTTAGGTACTAAAACCAATGTTAGCTTTATCGGTAAGGGTGAGCCTGAAATATTAAAAATGGATTTAAACACTAATGCACTAGGTGCATTACCTCAGTCTAAAGCACTTGAGGAATTAAAAGACTCAGTTAGCTTTGCTGCTGGAGATAAATTAAATGATCTTCAAGCGGGTAAGTTATTAGAGAATATGTCCAAGATGGATGAGTTCTATAACCCTGCTGCAGCGCCAGCGAACATTACAGATCTTGCAACAAGAACTAGAAACTTAGATGCAGAAGGTTTGATGTCATTAAGAGACGATATTGATTTACCAGAAGGTGTCGACCCAAGAGATACAATCTTACCATCTAGACCAATAGATGAAGTCCAGGAGTTTACTAAAAGCAAAGAAGACGTAGTTCAAGATCTTGTCGATAGAAAATTTGGTAAAGGATATTTCGATACTGTAGATGATGTATCAGCACCAACAGGTGCAGGACTTGAAGCGATCAAGTCTGTTAAGAATAATAGTTTAATTGTAGATGACTTAGTAAATAAAATTTATCAAATGTCAGGAGTTGCAGAAAATGCAAAACCAGTAGCAAGAGCAAACGCTAGAGATTTTTTAAACAGAGTTAAAGATTTAGAAGACCCAGATTTTCCAGGTGGTACAACTTTATCTAGTGTTATGGAAGCAGACGATTTAAAATTTGCAACCGAAGGTGGCGGTGGTGGATTTGGTGATCCGTTATTACTAGTTCAAAAATACTTTGGACCAAAGGTTGCATCAGCAGTTGCAAAATTAGATTCACCAAATGATATACAAGAGTTTGCAGAAAATTTAGTTAAGATAAAAGATGCAAGAGGTAATTCAGTAACTAGTAGATTCTTTGATCCTGAGTCTATCAACCCTGATGACTTTGAATTTGCAGATGGTGGACGTGTACCTATGTTCGCTGGTGGTGCCGCAAGAATCGGTTATCAAGCTCTACGTAAGTATGGTATTGAAGCAAAAGATATTTCAAGACTATTTGCAAATCTAGGATCTGACAAAAGTTTAGTTGGAAAAGAGAAAACAGAATATTTTAGAAACCTGCACAAGGTATTAAAAAATCCTGATGACTACCCAGATGGCATTAGAGAAATACAAATACAATTAGGCATAGACATTCCAGGACTTAAAAGCGGCGGTCTTGCCGGCATCCTGGAGGTGTAATGGCTCAAGCTCCATTTTTAAGCACTCAAAAAGAATTTAAAGGAAAATACATTGTAAGAGATTTATTTGCTAAAAATTATGTATCTACTGGCGATGATTTATTTTCTAGAACGTTGACATCTAACAATGGTAGAAACGGTATCTTTGACACAAAAGAAGAAGCGTTAGAAGCTATTGAAGAAAGAAAACTAGAGACAGGTAGAGGTCTTAGTTCAAAAGAAATAAATAAAAAGTATTCAAAATATATTAAAGCAGAGGGTTTTGATAAGTGGGAAGAAACAGATGATGCAGCTAAAAAAAGAATTAAACAGGCTTATAGATATGCTAAAGGATTAGGTTATCAAAAGGTAGGCCTTTCTAAAATTAAAAATAAAACAATTGATTTGTTAGAAAAAAAACAACCAATCAATCCAAGAACCGGATTACCTTATACACAAGAAGAATTTATAGATTTAACACCTGGACAAAAAACAAAACTATCAGCACGATTACGAGGCATAAAAAGAAAAGACGTAAAGTATAAACCAAGACAAGGTTACTACCCTGAGAAAGATGCAAACCGATTAGTTAACTACATGAAGATTGCTGCAGAGCGGCAAGAAAAAGCAGGATTACCTGCAGCGGAACGGACTTACACAACTGTGTTTGATAAAAATAATAAATTTATTGGTGTAAACGATATTAGAAAAAACCAAGTATACACTCATGTTGATTACAACTTAGCAAAAGAAGGTGCTATTGCAGGGAAAGTAATTACACAACATCCTGATTATGAAGACATGCAAGGTTTTTTTAAAGTTGCAAAAAAATTTAAATATCAATCGCCGGATAAACTACTAGGTAGTTATTTCTCGAAATATGAAAGAGTTCCGACATATAATGAAATATATAATTTTTTTACTACTGATAGAAATGCCTCTTTAAAAACTTTTAAAAATAACTCATTAACTTTACAACACCAAGAATTAATTTCTAAACAGCCTACTAAAAGTTTTCAGCTGTTAACACAAATAAAAAATACTCAAGCTGCAACAATTATGAATAGATTAAACAGAGGAGAAATATCTTCTCAACTTGCAGACTATGAATTAAAAAAAATAGGAGCAGCTCAAGAAGGATTAGGTGTTGCATCAGAAACAATAACACCTGGTAAAGGACTTGGTGTTGCAAAAAGAGAGGCTGTAAAATTATTTAAAGATGCAGTTAAGGTAAATCCAAATATTCCCGACGACATGGCGTCTAGATTAAATATAAAATTTCTTGATGATATAAGAGCGGATGCAGCAGCAGACGGCCCTATATGTAAACTAGTTAGAACTAAAAAAGCAGATGGAGGAACTATAAGTTGTGTCAATGCTGTCGAAGAAGCTATACAGGAAAACCCTAAAAAATTAGCACAAGATGCAAGTAAGATAGGTAAATTTAAACAAGCGGCTACCGGTTTCTTAGGATTCTTAAAAGGCCCTGGTCCAAAAACATTTGGTATCGGTGCTGGTGTTGGAGCTGCAATAGGATTAGTCAAAGCATTTAGAAACGATGATCCAACAAGTTATTTATCAAACGAAGACCAACAGAAAAGTATGTTAGTTGATATGGCAACACAACCTGTATCTCTTGACATAGAAAGACCTGCAATATTAGATTATCAATTACCAGCATTAGGTGGAACGTTAGCTGCTTCAACAGCACTAGCTGCACCATCAACAATCAAAGCAAGTAAATCAAGAGCCCTTGGTATTGAGAGAAAACCAAAAGGTTTTGTAAAAACAGGTTTAAGGGTTTTAGGTAGAGGACTAGGAGTTGCAGCATCACCTGCATTACTAGCACCATTTGCAGTTGGTGATATTGCATCACAGATAGCTGAAGGAGATACACCTGAAGATATTGCAACTAATCCATTTAACTATTTGTATCCTGCATTTGCAGATCAAACAGACAAATTAACTAGAGGATTGAGTCCAACGATTAGAAAAGTTGCTAAACTAGGTTTACCAAAAATAGCACTTAGAGGACTATCTAGAGCAGGTATAGGTGGCTTTGCAGCCTCTTCTGTTATACAAGGATTAGGATTATTAGATGATTAAAAAACTAACGACTACAATTCCACCACTTAGAGGACCCTAACCCACAGGGGTTGAATGTTCCTGAAAAAAAGATTATAGTGGTGTCGAACTCGGAGAAAAATAATGTCAACAATAGACAAGTCTTTACCAAACGTAGAGCAGGAAATAAAGTTACCTAGCGAAGAGGAGATAGCAGAAGCTTCTCAAGATAATATTGAAGAACAAGTTGGACCAGAAGATGTCAAGTTGAACAAGACGAAGACGGTGGTGCTACAATCACTTTTGATCCTGAAGCTGTAAACCAGCCAGGAACTAACGAACATTTTGATAACTTAGCAGACTTACTACCTGAAGATGTTTTAGGTAGATTAGGTTCTGAACTTTTTGAAAACTACACACAGTACAAAGCATCTAGAAAAGATTGGGAAGATGCATACACAAAAGGTTTAGATTTATTAGGATTTAAATACGAGACAAGATCTCAACCATTCTCAAATGCAAGTGGTGCAACTCACCCTGTATTAGCAGAAGCAGTAACACAGTTTCAAGCACAAGCTTACAAAGAATTACTTCCAGCGACTGGTCCAGTGCATACTCAAATTATGGGTATACCTTCAAGACAAAAAGAAGAGCAGTCAACGAGAGTAAAAAATTTCATGAACTATCAACTCATGAACGTGATGAAAGAGTATGAACCCGAGTTCGATCAGTTACTTTTTTATCTCCCTCTTAGCGGCTCTGCTTTCAAGAAAATTTATTACGATGAAATTCTTGACAGAGCCGTGTCTAAATTTGTTCCGGCAGATGACCTGATAGTTCCATACACTGCAACATCTTTAGAAGATGCAGATTCAATCGTGCATGTTTTAAAAATGTCAGAAAATGAATTAAGAAAAAAACAAGTGTCTGGTTTTTATAGAGACATAGAAATTACACCAGGCTATGCACAAGAAACAGAAGTAGAGAAAAAAGAAAGAGAACTTGAAGGAGTTAAGAAAACTAGAGACGAACAGATGTTCACTATTCTAGAAATACATACAAATATTGACCTAGAAGGTTTTGAAGATAAAGACATGGAACAAAACCCAACAGGAATTAAACTTCCTTACATTGTAACAGTCGATACATCGTCAAGAGAAGTTCTATCAATTAGAAGAAACTATAAAGCAGAAGATCCAACAAAAAGTAAAGTAGAATATTTTACACACTTTAAATTTTTACCGGGACTAGGTTTTTACGGTTTTGGATTAATTCACATGATCGGTGGATTATCACGAACTGCAACGAATGCACTTAGACAATTATTAGACGCTGGTACGTTTTCAAATATGCCAGCTGGATTTAAACAAAGAGGTATTCGTGTTAGAGATGAAGCGCAATCGATTCAACCTGGAGAGTTTAGAGATGTAGATGCACCTGGAGGAAACATCAGAGATGCATTTATGCCTTTACCTTTCAAAGAACCATCAGCAACATTATTACAATTAATGGGAATAGTGGTTCAAGCAGGACAACGATTTGCCGCCATAGCTGACATGCAGGTCGGTGACGGCAACCAGCAGGCCGCTGTTGGAACGACCATTGCTCTTTTAGAACGTGGTTCCAGAGTCATGTCAGCCATACATAAAAGATTGTATGTGGCGCTTAAAAAAGAATTTGTATTATTAGCTGATGTATTTAAAACTTATCTTCCACCAGAATATCCATATGACGTTGTAGGTGGACAAAGAAATATTAAGGTTGCAGACTTTGATGAAAAAGTAGATATCTTACCTATAGCAGATCCAAATATATTTTCACAATCACAAAGAATAAGTCTATGGCTCAAACAGAATTACAACTTGCAATGTCCTAATCCTGGAATGCACAATTTGTATGAGGCTTATAAAGATATGTATTCTGCAATCGGTGTAAAAGATATTAATAGAATCTTACCACCACCTCAACAACCAATGCCAATGGACCCAGCAGCAGAAAATATTATGGCAATGAGTGGTAAACCTTTTCAAGCATTTAAAGGTCAAGATCACAGAGCACATATAACTTCTCATTTAAATTTTATGGCAACTAATATGGCTAAAAATAGTCCACCAGTTATGGGTGCATTACAAAAAAATATTTTTGAACATATTTCTTTAATGGCACAAGAGCAGTTAGAAGTAGAGTTCAGAGAAGAGATACAACAATTAATGCAACTACAACAAATGGCACAACAAAATCCACAAATGGCACAGAGTCCTGAGATTCAACAGCAGATTATGCAGTTAAGTATGGGTATTGAAGCAAGAAAAGCTAAGTTAATTGCAGATATGACTCAAGAATTTAAGGAAGAAGAAAACAAAATCATGGGTGACTTTGGAAATGATCCAATTGCGAAGCTAAAAGCAAGAGAATTAGACCTTAGAGCCATGGATAACCAACAAAAACACGACCAAGCTGATCAAAGATTGAACTTAGACAAGTCAAGAGCTATGATGAATCAAGGAAATCAAGAAGATAAGCTTGAACAAAACGAAGAATTGGCTAAACTAAGAGCTAATACATCGATTGAAAAACTATTTTAGGTAAAACTCTTCCGAGTTCGGATCAAATGCCTGGAAATGTTGCAATCATTCGAAAAACTGGAGAATAAATATGAAAAAAAATAAAAAAAACAGTCACGCAGGCATGACTCATGTAGATCATGACATGTTCTTGAATAAAGACGGTTTACTAAACGGTGGAGTTGAAGTTGAGGTGTCAAATCCTACTGAAACTCAGTCTGTTCAAGTAAAAGGTCAAAGAAGAATGCTTGCAGAAAAGAAAAGCAAAGCAGATTGGTACTAATCATGTGGTTATCGGCAATTAAATTAGCCGTCTCTGCTGGAAGTAAGATTTATGCTAATAAGCAGAAGACTAAGATGGCAATGTCAGATGCACAACTTATGCATGCTACTAAAATGGCCGAAGGACAGGAAGCTTACCAAGGAAAACTTTTAGAAGCTAGACAATCGGACTGGAAGGACGAGGCGGTTTTGTTAATTCTATCGGCGCCCATCGTAATTTTGGCTTGGGCAGTTGTAAGTGAGGACCCAACAGCAATGGATAAAGTAAAATTATTCTTTGATATGTTCTCTACGCTCCCGTCATGGTTCACAAATCTTTGGATCCTTGTCGTTGCGAGCATTTATGGTATAAAGGGTACACAGATTTTTAAAAATCACGGAGGAAAAAAATAATGGCGAAGAAAAAAATAAAAAAATTTCTTAAAAAAGCGGCTCCCTTACTAGCGCTTGGTCTTGGTGCAGCAGCTTTAGGAAGAAAAGGAAGGGCATCTACAAACGCTGATGCAATAAAAGCAATGACATCAAATGCGGCTTATTCAGACAGTTCGTTACCTGCTATGTTAACAAAAAACATGGGTAAGAGAAAAAGAAAATCTATTCTTGCTGACCCTAGAATAAATAAAATGGATTTATCTGAAGTAGATTTAGATTATATGGCACCCGACATGTCTCAATATAGAAATATGGACATGGGTCTAGAGGGTTACTTCAAAAAAGGTGGTAGAGTTAGAAAAACTAAAAAGGGCGGTAGAGCTGTAAAAAAAGCAAGCCGTAGCAAGAAAAAATAATGCCTGGAATGATGAAAAGACCTATGTTTAAAAACGGTAAAAAAGTTTTAAAACCGGTTACACCAAAACAAAAAGGTCTAAAAAAGTTACCTAAAAAAGTTAGAAACAAAATGGGTTACATGAAAGATGGCGGAAGAGCTAAGTAATGGCTAAACTTTGTGCAAAAGGCAAAGCAGCCGCTAAAAGAAAATTCAAAGTATATCCTTCAGCATATGCCAACATGTACGGTTCAGCCGTATGTTCAGGTAAAGTTACACCAGGTGGCAAGAAGAAAAAGAAATCCAAGAGAAAATAATGGCTGAAGGTGGTCTAAGAAAATGGGTCAAAGACAAATGGGTAGATATTGGAGCACCGAAGAAGAACGGGAAGTATCAACCTTGCGGGAGAAGCAAAGGCTCGAAAAGAAAATATCCAAAGTGCGTCCCACTTGCAAAAGCCACACGGATGTCAAGCTCGCAAAAGGCGAGTGCTGTCAAACGAAAAAGAGCTGCGGGTAATCCTGGAGGCAAGCCAACCAACGTTGCAACATTTGCAAAACGAAAACGAATGGCGTTCGGAGGTAGAGTATAATGGCTGAAAGAAAAGAAAACCCTATTTCAAGAAGTAAAAAAAACTACAGATCTACAAAGTCTGGAGCAGGCATGACTAAAGCAGGTGTCGCTGCCTATAGAAGAGCAAATCCTGGAAGTAAACTAAAAACAGCCGTGACTGGAAAAGTGAAGCCAGGATCAAAAGCTGCTAATCGTAGGAAATCATACTGCGCTAGATCACTAGGACAATTAAAACGGTCATCAGCAAAAACTCAAAACGATCCTAATTCACGAATAAGACAAGCACGGAGAAGGTGGAAATGTTAGAAAAAATGAGAAGAGCAATACTAGACGCACTAAGAGCTAGATACGAAGCTGATATTGCAGAAGCAGATGCAACTGCAAATATTTTTTTGGATAACTCAGTAGGTATCGGAGAACACCCACAACACATAGAAGAAGTTAATAAGCAAATTCGAAAAAATAGCTGCGGCAAAAGAAAAGATAGATGTATTAGATGAGTTTGAACCAGAAAGAGGAGAGTCACTATAATGGACTTTATAGATAAAATAAGAAAAGTAATTAAGATGAGACACGATGACGTTGTAGTTGCAATGACTAACGGTAATGTTGACAGTATGGAAAAATACCAGTATATGTTAGGGCAAATACGAACTTATCAGTATTTATTACAGGAAATATCCACCCTGCTAAAAACAAAGGAGCAAAATGACAGTGAAGGAACAATTATCAGCATCAAAACAAAAGATAGTTCTACCAAATAAAGAACTAGTTGGTGTTGAAAAAAAAGAGAAAAAAGAAATAAACGAAGAATCAAAACTACCAGAACCAACAGGTTGGAGAATATTAGTTTTACCTTTTAAACAAAAAGAAAAAACTAAAGGTGGTTTATTATTAGCAGATGAAACAGTAGAACGTTCGCAAGTAGCATCAACTTGTGGATTAGTTTTAAGAATGGGTCCACACTGCTATGATAAAGAAAGATATCCAGAAGGACCATGGTGTAAAAAAGGTGATTGGATTATCTTTGCAAGATATGCTGGATCACGAATTAAAATAGATGGGGGTGAGATAAGACTTTTGAATGATGATGAAGTTTTAGCAACCGTGGAAAACCCTGAAGATATATTCCACGAATTTTAATAATCATAGGAGGAACTATGCAAGAAGAAAATAAAACAGTTGATATCGATACTTCCGGTCCCGAAGTAGATATTCAATTGCCAGAAGAAAAAACAGAACAGGTTGCAGAGCAGCCGACAGAGGACAAAACATATGAAAACGAACGTGAAACAAAACTTGAAGACGGTGGTAGCGCCGGTGACTCATCTGAGAAACCTGTGGAGCAATCTGATGTTCAAGCAAGTGATCAACAAGAAGACAACAGTAAGCAAATTGAAGAGTATTCTGAAGGCGTTAAAAAGCGAATAGCTAAATTAACGAAAAGAATGCGTGAAGCTGAAAGACAAAAAGAAGAAGCTTTACGTTTTGCTGATAGTGTTAAAAAGGAAAGAGACCAATTTAAAACTACGGCAGATTCTTTAGATAAAAATTATGTTGCAGAAATGGAAGGAAGAATTACTTCTTCTATCGCAGCGGCTCAAGAAAAATTAAGAGCGGCTAGACAGAACGAAGACTCTAAAGCTGAGACAGAAGCTTTGGCTGCTATTTCTCAACTGGGTTATGAACAAGGTAAATTAGCTGAGTTAAAAACTCAACATCAAATGCAGGAAACTGCAGCTAAAGAAGTACCTGTTCAACAACCTCCATTATATCAACAACCAAGACAACAGGCTCAAACTCCTCCCGATCCAAGGGCAGAAGATTGGGCTAATGATAATGAATGGTTCGGTAAAGATAGTGCAATGACGTATACAGCGTTTGATTTGCATAGAAAACTTACCGAAGAAGAAGGAATTGACCCTAGGTCTGACGAATATTATACGGAAATCGACAAAAGAATTAGGTTGGAATTTCCGCATAAATTTGATAAACCTATGGACAAATCGGTTAGTAAACCTACACAAACCGTTGCCTCTGCAACGCGTAGTTCAAAGACTAGTCGTAAATCAGTGAGACTCACATCATCTCAAGTAGCAATTGCTAAAAAATTAGGTGTGCCACTAGAAGAATATGCGAAACAACTTATGAACACGAAGGAGGTATAGGCATATGAAAAAAGAACAACCAACTCGTGCGAGCCAAGCAAAGAAAAGTGATTCGACAAAAGTTGAAGCACAGGCAAAAACGGTAGCTCCACAAGAGAGACCGAAAGTTTGGACTCCACCATCGTACTTAGATACGCCCAACGCGCCAAATGGATATAGACACAGATGGGTCAGGACAGAAATCCTAGGATTCGTTGATACGAAAAACATACAAGGACGCTTAAGATCCGGGTATGAGTTAGTAAGATCAGATGAATATCCCGAAGAGGACTTTCCAACTATCGCAGATGGCAAATACGCAGGGGTGATCGGGCACGGAGGCCTTGTGCTGACAAGGGTACCAGAGGAGATCGCGCAGCAAAGAACTGAATACTATGCCAGACAGGCACAGGATCAGCAGGCTGCAATAGATGCCGATCTTGCGAAGGAACAGCATAAGAGTATGCCTATCAATGTTGATAGAGATACTCGTGTAACCTTCGGTGGTTCAAAGAAAAGTTAATTTTTTAACAATTCCGAAACCAGCGAATTAACCGTACTGGAGGCCCGAAAGGGCAGGTACATTTAAGGAGAAACGTATGGCTAACGCGTCAACAACTGGGTTCGGTTTTAGACCCATTAAAAAAGTTGGTCAGTCTGACAATGTCGGTGCTCTTACAGAGTACAGCGTTGCAGCTTCTTCTGCTTTAATTTCGCACGCAGCAATGGTGCAATTAACTGCAGATGGAGTTGTTCTCGCTTCAGGTAACACAGATGCAAACAATCTGGGTTCACTGAACGGCGTTTTCTACACTGACGCTACAACTAGTAAACCAACGTTCAGCAACTATTCACCAGCAAGTAACACTGCTACTGATATCGTTGCTTTCGTAAATGACGACCCAAGACAGGTTTATGAAATCATGTCTGCGGACACTGCATTCAACCAAAATGAAGTTGGTGGATGTGCTGACCAAGTCGTAAGTGCTGGATCGTCACCACTGTTTATTTCGAAATCAAAAATTTCGGCTACAACAAGTGCGTCTATCGCTCAACTTAAAATCCTAGGTGTTTCTAGAGATCCTGATCATTCAGATACTACTGCTGAGGGCTTTGCTCTTAGAATTATTATCAATGAGCACATTCTTGGAAACAACGTGGCGGGTATATAAGGAGTATTAAATTATGGCTATATCACGTAATCAACTAGTTAAAGAACTAGAGCCAGGTTTGAATGCCTTATTCGGCCTGGAGTATAAACAGTATGAACAAGAACATGCTGAAATATACACAACTGAGTCATCTGACAGAGCTTTTGAAGAAGAAGTTATGTTATCAGGTTTCGCTCAAGCACAAGTTAAACCAGAAGGTTCTGGTGTAACTTACGACAGTGCTCAAGAAACTTTCACAGCTAGATACACACACGAGACAATTGCTCTTGGGTTTGCTATCACTGAGGAAGCTATTGAGGACAATTTGTATGACAGACTTGCGTCTAGATATACAAAAGCTTTAGCAAGATCTATGGCTCAAACTAAACAAGTTAAAGCAGCTGCACCGTTAAACAATGGTTTACCAGGTTTAACATTCACTTCAGGTGATGGTGTATCTCTTTTCAACACAGCTCACCCAACTATTTCTGGAACTTTCAGTAATACATTGGCAACAGCTGCGGACTTAAACGAAACTTCATTAGAGCAATCAATGATTGACATTGCTGCGCTTACTGATGAAAGAGGTTTAAAGATCGCTGCGAAAGCTGTGAAGATGATCATTCCATCTGCACTACAATTCACTGCTGAAAGACTTATGAAGTCTTCACAAAGAGTTGGAACTGCTGATAATGATATTAACGCACTTGTATCTATGGGAATGGTTCCTGGTGGATACACAGTTAACCACTATTTAACTGACACAGATGCGTTCTATATCACTACAGACGTGCCTAACGGAATGAAGCATATGGAAAGAGCTCCATTGACTACTAAAATGGAAGGCGATTTCGATACTGGAAACGTAAGATACAAAGCTAGAGAAAGATACGTATTTGGCGTATCAGACCCTAGAGGTATTTTTGCATCACCAGGTGCTTAATCAATAATTTTGTGGCGGGACATAGTTCCGCCACAATCACTATATAGAAAGACAAAACCATGAAAAAATTCCTTGTAAACATATACGCATACGATCATCACGCTAAATTTGAAGTAGATTCTAATGATGATCCTGTTTCACTAGAACAATCAATAGTTGACAAACTGGGAGAAAAGAGTATAAGTTGGGAATCATCGGGAATGTTTTCGGACAGACCTTATCGAATAACTTATGAGGAAGTTAGTAATGATACAAGACCTATACAAAGCAAAAAGGTCCTTGGAGTTGAAGTGGGAACAGGAGCATCTATCTAACGGTAGATATACTCTTGAAATGGTCAGAATTGATGACAAAGTTAAGCAGATCATCACTGATATTAAGCTGGAAGAAGCAGCTATTGCTCACAAGCAAAACACTGTAGAAGGTGTTACTCCACAAGTTTCTGTAGCTACTTAGTCAAAAGCTACATCGCTGAAATGCACAAATACCGTAGGCTCTCTTGCGCTCTACTCAAATCTAGTATATAAAAAACCTACTATACAATTATTAAAAGATCATAGACGCGTATAGTCGACGGCCTAGAGACTATGATCTGTAAACTAGGAGGATATAATTATGGCAAAAACTACATTTTCAGGTCCAGTACTTCAAGGTAAAGAAGGTGTTAACATTGAAACTAAAGCTTCAAGTTACACTGTGACTAACGCTGATTCAGGAAAAACTTTTGTTTCTGAAACAGATGGTGTGGTATTCACTTTACCTGCAATTGCAGTTGGATACTCATTCAAGTTCGCAAACAATGCGCCTGATGGACAAAACACAATGACGATCAGTCCTAATGCATCTGATGGAATCACTTATGCTGGTTCATCAACAGATGACAAAGACTTGATCAATACAAAAGCTACTTCAAGACAAGGTGACTATGTTGTAATTGCATCATTAGATGGAACTACTGCATGGCAAGTTACTCAAGTCAGAGGAACTTTTGCTAAAGAAGCATAATAAATAATTAGTGTGGGGCTTCGGCCCCACATCAATTTAACGGAGAATAATTATGGCAGGCGGCGGATCATTTATAAGCGATCAAAAGTTTACAACACTAACGGCAGATGGTAGATTTAAAACTATCACTGGTGGAAGTGTAAATTTAGGACCATGTAGAGTTACTTATATTCAAGCTCATGGTGGAACTAATTGTTTAGTAAAACTACATGACGGAACAGACGGAACAGGTTCTTTAGAGTTTCAAGCTAAATTTAGTGATGAAGGATTAGATATAATGATACCTGGTTCTGGTATAAGATTTAAAAATGGAGTCTATTTAGATTTAACTACTACAGACTCTGTAACAATAGGATACACAGGATAATGAAATCAGACGTAAAAGCAGTTAGAAAAACAGACGCTACATCAGTCTTTGCAGGAAGAACAAGATTAAGAGGAATTATTTTAGCATCAACAGGTTCTGCAGGTTCAGTTACATTACAAGATGGAAACTCAGTAACACAGTTTCAAGTAGATGTACCAGCAGGTGATGTATTTTCTTATAATCTAGCAGAAGACGGAATTTTATTTGAAGGCGGAATGACTATTTCAGCAATTTCAAATGCAACGGCAACTATTATTTTAGATAAATAGGAGAGTAAATGGCCAACACTACTTCGGGTACAACTACCTTTGAAAAAGGTTTTTCTATTTCAGACATTGTTGAAGAGTCCTATGAAAGATTAGGTATACAAGGTGTTTCTGGCTATCAATTAAAATCTGCAAGAAGATCTCTTAATATTTTATTTCAAGAATGGGCCAATAGAGGTTTACATTATTGGGAAGTTGCAAACAATAATATTACATTAGTTGCAGATCAAGCAACATACACAATGTTTAGATCAACAGCAGACGGTACTTCAAGTGCTACAGCTGTTTATGGTGTTGATGATATACTAGAAGCTTCATACAGAAATTCTAATGTAGATACACCTCTTACAAAAGTTAGTCGATCACAGTATCAAGCGTTTTCAAATAAAACATCTACCGGAACACCATCACAATATTTTGTTCAAAGGTTTATAGATAAAATTACAGTTACTTTATATTTAACACCTGGGTCTAGTGAGGCAGGTAAATTTTTAAATTATTATTATGTAAAAAGAATTCAAGATGCAGGTGATTATACTAATGATGCAGATGTACCTTACAGATTTGTACCATGTATGACTGCAGGTTTAGCTTATTATCTTGCTATTAAAAATGCGCCAGACAGAGTTCAAATGTTAAAAATGTTGTATGAAGATGAATTACAAAGAGCTTTACAAGAGGACGGCTCATCATCAAGTACTTTTATCAGTCCTAAAGTTTATTATCCGGAGTCTTAATGTCTAGTCTTTCTTCAGGTAAATATGCACAATTTATATCAGATAGATCAGGATTAGCTTTTCCATATTCTGAAATGGTAATAGAATGGAATGGTGCAAGAGTACATACTTCAGAGTTTGAACCTAAACACCCTCAACTAGAACCAAAACCTCATGCAGCAGATCCACAAGGTTTATTAAATGCAAGACCGGCAAGAACAGAACCTGCTGTTGCAAGAATTTTAACTTTAAACCCATTGTCTGTTACAGACGGGTCTACAACCATTACAGTGTTTGAAGATAATCATGGGAGAACTACAGGTGATACAGTAAGATTTAGAGATAGTGAACCTGGTGCAGGTATAACTTCTGCAGATATTAATAACGCTTCGGGATTTACAATTACAGTTCACAAATGCTAATAACTATACATTTACAGCTTCAGGCACAGCAACTGCAACTGCAAAAATAGGAGGAGGAAGTATATCGGCTGGTCCGGTTACACTATCACCATAATGGCATATACACTTACAAACTTACAGGACGATATTAGAAACTATACAGAAGTAGATAGCGCTGTATTGTCGACAGGTGTTTTAAATACAATAATTAAAAACGCTGAAAACAGAATTTATAGAGAAGTAGATGCTGATGATAATAGATTTTATGCTACATCAAATCTACAATCAGGAAATAGGTATGTTACAATTCCCTCTGATCTTAGGGCCATAAGATACGTTCAATTAAAAGATGGATCTGGTAATCAGATTTTTTTAGAAAAAAGAGATACTAGTTTTATGACAGAATACTACAATACACCTAGTACAGCCAGTGGATTACCTAAATATTATGCTAATTGGGATGCTAGTTTTTGGGTGGTGGCACCTACTCCAAACGCTACTTTTGAGATTACTTTGGCATATATCAAACAACCTACAAGTATTACAGACTCATCTGTGAGTACTTCAGGAACTTACACATCTAATAAATATCAGGATTTACTTTTGTATGCATGTCTGGTAGAAGCATATGGATACTTGAAAGGTCCAGCGGATCTGTTACAATACTATGAACAGTCATATCAAAGGGCTGCAAAATCGTACTCTATCGAACAAGAAGGTAGAAGACGTAGAGACGAATGGCAAGATGGCGCTATTCGTTCTCAGATTAAGTCGCCATCACCATAACAATTAGGAGAAAAAAATATGGCTAATATAGTACCTGACTCTTTTAAAACAGACCTACTTGGTGGTACGTTTGATTTTGATTCATCTGGTGGATCAACTTTCAAACTTGCGTTATACACCAACATCTCTGGTTTCAGTACTTCAACTACAGCTTATACAACTAGTAATGAAGTTTCTTCATCTGGTACAAGTTATACAGCAGGTGGAAATACTTTAACTAATAATGGTGTAGCAGTTGCAAGTAATGTTGGATATGTTGACTTTGCAGATTTAACTTTTTCATCTGTAACGTTATCAGCAGTAGGAGCACTGATTTATAAGGGTACAAGTAATGAAGCTGTACTAGTTTTAGACTTTGGCGGAACAAAAACTGCAACTAACGGTGATTTCGTTGTTCAGTTTCCAACTGCTAACTCATCTAGTGCAATCATTAGACTTGGCGACGCGTAATAAAATTTTGGAGTAGTAATGGCTTTAATAGTTAACGATAGAGTTAAAGAAACAAGTACAACTACTGGAACAGGAACTTTTAGTTTAGCTGGTGCAGAAACTGGTTATGAAAGTTTTGTTTCAGGAATTGGAACTGGTAATACAACTTACTATGCAATTGAATTAAATTCAGCTGGTCAGTTTGAGGTAGGTATTGGTACAGTAACCGATGCTTCACCTGATACTTTATCAAGAACAACAATTATCTCATCATCAAATTCTGATAGTGCAGTAAACTTTTCTGCAGGTACTAAAAATGTTTTTTGTACACTACCAGCGAAGAGAGCTATGTCACCATCTATGACAGCTACAGGTTATGTTGTAACACATGCAACAACACTTGACGAAACTCAAACAGTTGCTTCAGGAGTATTAGCAGGACCAGTTACAGTAACTGGTACACAAACAATAACAGGAACGGTAGTAGTAGTTTAATGAGTAAAATAGAAGTAGATACTATTGATAAACAAAGTGGTTCAACCTTAACCTTAGGTGGTTCTGGTACAGCTGTAACTTTAGCTAGTGGCGCTACTCAAACAGGTTTTGGTAGAACAGGGACTGTTAATTGGCAAACAGGTTCAATTAAGACATCAACTTTTACAGCAGTCAATGGAGAAGGTTATTTTTGTAATACATCGGGAGGTGCATTTACAGTAAACTTACCAGCAGGAAGTGCTGGAGCAATTGTTGCCATATCTGATTACACAAGAACTTTTCAAACAAATAATTTAACAATAAATCCTAATGGATCAGAAAAAATTGGCGGTATTGCACAAGATGCAATTTTATCAACTGAAGGTCAATCAGCAACTTTTGTATATGTTGATGGAACAGAAGGTTGGATTAATGTTCAAGAAACATCTAATTCAGTTACAGGTGCTGAGCCATTTATGGTAGCAACAGGAGGAACAATAACAACTTCTGGAGATTGCAAGATTCATACATTTACAGGACCAGGAACTTTTACAGTTTGTAAAGTAGCAGCAGTTTGTGCAGCTACAAGAAATCAAGTTTCATATATGGTAGTAGCAGGTGGCGGTGGTGGTGGTGTTGGAGATTTTGCTCCCTCTGTTGCAGCTAGGGCTGGTGGTGGCGGTGGAGCAGGTGGATTTAGAGAAGACAAAGCTCCTCTTACTCCATATACAGCAAGTCCTTTAGAAGGAGCAGGTGCTATTACAGTAACAGCAACAGCTTTCCCAATTACAGTTGGTGGTGGTGGTTCAGCAGGAGTTTTTTCTCCTGAAATAGATAATGCTTCAAATGGGTCAAATTCAATTTTTTCAACAATAACATCAGCTGGAGGAGGAGGTGGTGAATCTGCATACAACGCATCTACCCCTAGCGGTGGAAGAAATGGTGGTTCAGGTGGTGGAGGATCAGCAGGTGGTATAAACGCAAATGGTCAAAAAGGAGATGGAAACACACCTCCGGTAAGTCCAGCACAAGGAAACCATGGTGGAGGAGCAGGTAATACAGGTCCTGGTAATGGAGGTTCCGGTGGTGGTGGAGCAGGAGCAGTAGGAGTCACTTGGACACCTCCTTTTGGTAATGATGCTGGTAATGGTGGAGCAGGTGTAACAACAAGTATCACAGCTAGCCCTGTTGCAAGATCCGGTGGTGGCGGCGGTGGTGGCGCACATCCAACAGGAACTGGTGGAACTGGTGGAACTGGTGGGGGCGGAACTGGTGGAAGTGCATCTCCTACAGCAGCTGCTGGAGCAGGAACAGCTAATACAGGTGGCGGTGGTGGAGCCGGTGGTGGATTTGGTGGAACTAATCATAGTGGTGGCGCTGGTGGATCTGGTATAGTAGTAATAAGGTATAAATTTCAATAATTATGACAAGTAAAATTAAAGTAGATAATATTTCAGACCAAAACGATAATAACATTATCAATGAAAGTGGTGATGTAATTACAGTTGGTGCAGCTGGTGATACAGTTGCAGTTGCAGGAAACATCGTAAAATCAAATGCGTATCAAGCATCTGATGGTGGAAACATTGCAAGTCAATCAGGTACAACAATAACTTTAGGTGCAAGTGGCGATACCGTTACTCTTGCATCAGGTGCATCACAATCAGGATTTGGAAGAACAGGAACTGTAGACTGGCAGACAGGTTCAATTAAAACAGCGACTTTTACAGCCGCAAATGGAGAAGGTTATTTTTGTAACACAACATCAAGTGCTTTTACAGTAAATTTACCTTCATCACCAAGTGCAGGAAACATTGTATCCATAGCAGATTATGCAGGAACAGCAGCAACAAATAATATTACAATAGGTAGAGGTGGTTCTAACATTGAAGGACTAGCTGTAGATTCAGTTATAGATGTTAATAGAGAAGCAAGAACTCTTATATATGTAGATGCAACTCAAGGTTGGGTTGCTGTTAATACAAACGATAGTGCAACTATTAATCCAGCATTTGTAACTGCAACAGGTGGAACAATAACAACATCAGGAAATTTTAAAATTCATACTTTTACTGGACCAGGAACTTTTTGTGTATCAAATGCAGGAAATCCCTTAGGTTCAGCTACAGTAGACTATTTAGTAGTAGCAGGTGGTGGTGCAGGTGGTCAGGGTAAAGCAGCTAATGGCGGAGGATCAGGTGGTGGTGCAGGTGGTTATAGAGAGTCATCTGGTGCTGTTTCTGGTTGTTATTCTATTGGTTTACCTGCAAATAGTGGTGTAGCAGCTCTAGCTGTAACAGCTCAAGGTTACCCAATTGCAGTCGGAGCTGGTGGTGGACCAGGATCTGGTTGTGGTCAACCTGGCGCAGTATCAACTTTTTCAACAATAACATCAGCCGGTGGTGGCGGAGGTGGTGGCGGTCAAGGACCAGATAATGGTCAAGATGGAGGATCAGGTGCAGGAAGAAATAGTGGAAACACTCCACCTGTAAGTCCACCGCAAGGTAATGATGGTGGTGCAGGTCAAGGTGGTGCAGCAGGTGGTGGAGGTGGAGCTAGTGAGGCAGGCCAACAAGGTCCTACTGCAGGAACCCCTACTTCAAACTATGGACAAGGTGGTAGAGGCGGTGCGGGTGCAAATTCTTCTATTACGGCTAGTCCAGTAGCTTACGCTGGTGGCGGCGGTGGTGGAGGTTATTCAGGAGGTCCAATAGGGGCTAATAGTAATGGAGGTGCAGCAAGTCCTTGCGGTACAGGAGGACAAGGTAGACCAGTTACAAATGGAACAGCAAACCGTGGAGGCGGTGGTGGTGGAAATGGTGGAGGTGATGGAGAATCACATGCACCTCATGGTACAGGTGGCTCTGGTATAGTAATAATAAGGTACAAATTTCAATAGGTAAATTATGAGTGAAGTAAAAGTAAATAAAATTAGTCCAAGAACAAATTGTGGTACAGTTCAGTTAGGAGATAGTGGTGACACTATTACAATTCCTGCTGGTGTATCCATAACTAACAGTGGTACTGCATCAGGTTTTGGTGCAACAGGTGCTGTGTCTTGGAATACAACAGTTAAAACATCTGGTTTTACAGCAGTTGCTGGTGAAGGATATTTTGTAAATACAACAGGTGGTGCAATGTCAGTTAATCTTCCAGCGGGAACTGCAGGAGCAGTTGTTGGATTTAAAGATTATGCAAATACTTTTGATTCAAATGCAGTAACGTTAGTTCAAAATGGTTCAGACAAAATTGGTGGTTCAACAGTTAATGCAACTTTAAGTACAGAAGGACTAGCGGTTACATTAGTTTTTATAGATTCAACACAAGGTTGGTTAGTAACAGATTCAGGTTTACAAGACGAAGTACCTACAGCACAATATGTTACAGCAACAGGTGGTACAATAACAACTTCTGGAGATTTTAAAATTCATACATTCACAGGACCAGGAACTTTTACTGTATGTTCAACAGGTAATCCTTTTGGATCAAACACAGTTTCATATATGGTAGTAGCTGGAGGAGCATCGGGTGGATTAGGAGATGCTTTAGGAGCTGGAGGTGGAGCTGGAGGTTTTAGAGAATCTAAAGCAGCAACAGATAGTTACACAGCTAGTCCATTAAATGCAACATCAGGTCCAACATATAATTTACCGGTATCAGCACAAGGTTATCCAATAGTAGTAGGTGCTGGAGGATCTGCACCAAGTACTGGATCTCCTTCAAAACCAGGTAATTCAGGATCTAATTCATCTTTTTCAACAATTACATCAGCAGGAGGTGGTGCTGGAGGTGGGTGGCCTGACGTATCGGGAACTAATGGTGGATCTGGTGGTGGATCAGGAAATTCTGGAAATACCAAAGGTGATGGAAATACACCACCTGTAAGTCCACCACAAGGAAATGATGGTGGAAATAGACATTCAGGTGGATGTGGAGTAGGTGGTGGTGGTGGAGCAACTGCAGTTGGTCGAACTGCTCAATGCGGTAATTCAAGCGGTGGAAATGGAGCAACAACAAGTATTAACGGAACTCCAACAACTTTTGCTGGTGGTGGTGGAGGTGGAGCATCTTTTCCAACGAAAGCTGGTGGAACTGGTGGCGGTGGAGCTGGAGGATATCCTGGCGCAGGAACAGCAGGAACAGCTAACACTGGTGGTGGAGGTGGTGGAAATGGACCAGTATCTAGTTCTGCTGGAGCAGGTGGATCAGGTATAGTAATAATAAGGTACAAATTTCAATAGTTGAATAATAATTAAAATTAATATATAAGGAGAAACATTATGGCACATTTTGCAAAACTAGGATCAAACAGTAAAGTTATTCAAGTATTAACTTTGAATAATTCTGATATGCATAACGCTGATGGCGTTGAAGATGAAACAGTAGGACAACAGTATTTAGAAACTCACAATAATTGGCCTGCACAAATGTGGATTCAAACATCTTACAATACATCAGGTGGTACACACAAAGATGGTGGTACACCTTTTAGAGGTAATTATGCAGGTATAGGTCATACTTGGGATGAAGATGATCAAATCTTTTGGCCTAAAAAACCATATGCATCTTGGGTAAAACATATTGAATCAGCTTCTTGGAAATCACCAATCGGTGATGCTCCAGCATTGACAGCTGAACAAGAATCACAAAATACAGCTGATACTCATATGTGGGGTTATGTTTGGAACGAAGCTAATCAATCTTGGGACTTGACAGATAGCAAAGCATAAATTAAAAATGGTGGTGGTATGCAGAAGAAAGTATTAACAGAGCAAGCATTATATTTTGGTGATGTAGAGATGCCTAAGTATTGGGACATTGACCGAAATAAATTAACTGGCGACATTTTACAATCAACTTATTCAAACAAAGATTTTCCATTCTCAAGAACTTGGGATATGTTAAATACATATATGCGAGATCACATTGGTCTTGAATATGGAATTAATCTAGTAAACAAATCAACGTGGGGAAATATCTATAAACCTGCGGAAACAACTATTCCTTTATTAAATATTGATCCGGTGGATCTACGTAACTCTCCAGACTTTACATTATTATATGGTGTAAAAGTTAAAGATTGTTTTGTTCGAATACACTTTGAAGATAACAGACGTAAAGGAAGAAGTTGGGATATAGAACTTAAAAACAATATGTTCATATTATTTCCATCGACTAATATGTATTACCTAACCAATACACAAAAAGATTCATTAAACTTTGTGCAAACAATAACTTATGAATATATCTAATTACTATTGGCATTTTCCTGCAGCTTTAACACCAAAGTTTTGTGATGATGTAATAGCTTATGCTAATCAACAAGAAGAAACAATGGCTAGAACAGGTGGTTACGGAGATAGAAAATTATCTAAAGACGAAGTTAAAGATTTAAAAAGAAAAAGAAACTCTGATTTAGTTTGGTTAAATGATACTTGGATATACAAAGAATTACACCCATACGTTCACGAAGCTAATAGACAAGCTGGTTGGAACTTTGAATGGGACAGATCAGAATCTTGTCAGTTTACAAAATATAAACACAACCAATACTATGATTGGCATTGTGATGGTTGGGATAAACCTTATGAAAAAGAAGGACCCGATCACTGGTAAAATTCGAAAACTATCTATGACTTGTCAATTAACAGATGGTTCAGAATACAAAGGTGGTGAATTAGAATTTGATTTTAGAAACTACGATCCACATATGAGAGATGAAAGTCAACATTTAAGAAGAGCAAAAGAGATTTTACCAAAAGGATCTATTATTGTGTTTCCTTCTTTTGTTTGGCATAGAGTTAAACCCGTAACATCAGGCACAAGATATAGTCTTGTTGTCTGGCATTTAGGAAGGCCTTTTAAATAATGTTTATAAATAACTACTTTAATACAACTATCTGGTCAGAACAAAAACCAGAGTTTGTAAAATCATTAAACAAAGCATCTAATAAATATATTAAAGATGCAAGAACAAGAGAGAAAGCTTTTATTAAAGAGCATGGTGATTTTGGAAGATCATATCACTCAACACCATTAACAGCTGACAATGATTTTTTAGATTTTAGAAATTACATTGGTCAAAAGTCTTGGGAGTATTTAGATCATCAAGGTTTTGATATGCAACAGTACACAACTATGTTTAGTGAGATGTGGGTACAAGAGTTTGCTAAAAAAGGTGGTGGTCATCATTCAGCACACGTACATTGGAATCAACACGTATCAGGTTTTTATTTTTTAAAGTGTAGTGACAAAACTTCTTATCCTGTATTTCATGAGCCAAGAACAGGTGCTCGTGCTACAAAATTAAAAATGAAACCAGACTCAAAAGGTGTATGGGGTGGTAGTGAGCTTATACATTTTAAACCTACACCAGGTACATTAATTATATTTCCAGGGTTCTTGGAACACGAATTTGCAGTAGATTTTGGTAAAGAGCCTTTCAGATTTATACATTGGAATATACAAGCTGTGCCGAAAGAAATGGCTAAAGATGTTTAAGAAGAAAAAGTATACAGTCATTCGTCAAGCAATATCAAAAGACCTAGCAGCTTTTGTTGCAAATTATTTTAGTATGCAAAAACAAGTTTATGATACTTGTAGGAACGCTCGTTACATTTCACCCTTTGAAAATATTATAGGTCATTATGAAGGTAGGGATGAACAGATACCAGAAACATATAGTCAGTATTCTAATATAGCTATGGAAACTTTAATGCTTAAATGCCAACCTAAAATGGAAGAAATAACAGGTCTTAAATTATATCCAGCATACACGTATGCAAGAATTTATAAAAAGGGGGACGAGTTAAAAAGACACAAAGATAGATTTAGCTGTGAGATATCAACTACTATGAATCTAGGTGGTGATGATTGGCCAATATATTTAGAGCCATCTGGGGAAGTAGGTAAAAAAGGAATTAAAGTAGATCTAAAGCCAGGAGATATGTTAGTATATTCTGGTTGTGAATTAGAGCATTGGAGAAATAAATTTAAAGGTAAAGAATGTGTTCAAGTATTTCTTCATTATAACAACCGTAAAACACCAGGAGCGAAAGATAATATGTTTGACAAACGTCCTCATTTAGGTCTTCCTTCTTGGTTTAAACGATGATATAATCTTTAGATGGAGGCAGGGCACCACCACATACCCCCTGTCTCCTTTTAAGGATTTATATTTATGTTTTTTGGCGGAACTTCATTTGCATCAGCACCTTTTGCAGACCCAGGATTTAATCCTAATGCATTAGCGATTGTATCAGGAATTAGACTTAATGAATCGACAGGCACCGTCGGTATTGTAGGAGACGCTTTAGTTCTACCTACTGGAAACAGGTTAAATTTAGCAATTGGTAATGTTCAAGTAGCAGATGTTATAGGTGTATCAGGAATTGCAACACAATTAGCAACAGGTTCTGTTACAGTTTCAGCTGCAGCTAATTTTGGTGTTACAGGACAAAGGGTTAATCTAACTACAGGAACAGTTAATGTTGCAGACGTAGTTGGTGTATCAGGAAACAGGCTTAATTTAGATACTAGTGATGTTACAACAATTGGAAAAGCAGTTGCTGCTGTTACGGGAAATAGGGTTAATTTAGACACAGGTTCTGTTACATTTGCATTTAAATATAGTGTTACCGGAAGTAGAGTAAATTTATCTACAGGGACAGTTAGTTTAACAGCTGATGCAAATGTTTCGACAACTGGAAACAGAATTAATTTAGATACAGGTGATGTATCTGTTGTTGCAAAAGCAAATGTATCTATTACAGGAAACGCAGTTGAAATATCTGTAGGAGATGTCACTACAAAAGCAAATGCTACAGCAATTGTTACAACCAATAGACAAAATTTATCAACAGGAACAGTGACTGTTGTTGCAAAAGCAACTACTTTAGTAACAGGAAATCAATTAAATGTTGCTGATGGAACAGTTTTAATTAAAAAATGGGATGGTATTGTACCTGGAGCTGATATGACTTGGACTCCAGTGCAAACATCATTAGGATAAGATATGTATTTTGGAGGAAGCACATTTGCCGGAGCACCATTTGCCGATCCAGGTGGAGTTAGTATATTTGTTGCAATATCAGGAAATAGAGTTAATGTAAGCACAGGCACTGTTGGAATTAGTGCTTCTGCTAGAATATTACCAGGAGGCTCTGAGATAGAGATATCTGTAGGTAATGTAACTACAAAAGTTAATCAAACAGTACCTGTATCAGGGTACAGAATAAACCTTGCAACTGGTACCGTTTCTGTGATATCATGGAATCCGATAGTTCCAGGAGCAACAGGTACTTGGGTACCTATTGACCCGAATAATCCGTAGGAGAAATATATGGCATCAAGTACGTCAAGTGACTTAAAACTAGAATTAATTACCACAGGTGAGAAATCAGGAACCTGGGGCACTATTACAAACACGAATTTACAGATATTAGAACAAGCATCATCAGGATACTTATCACTTGCAGTAGGTTCAGGAGACGTAGCATTATCTTTAGCAAACCATGCTACAGCAAATGGTAAGAATTTATACTACAAATTAACTGGCACACTAGCTGGAAATAGAGCAGTTACTATGCCTGACTCTGCAGAAAGAGTCTTTATTGTAGAAGACGCTACAGCTAGATCATCTAGCAACTATACACTTACAATTAAAACTGTATCAGGAACAGGTGTTGCATTACCTATCGGATCAACAACAGTTCTATATTCTGATGGAACAAATATTACAGGAAAATTACAAACAAAAGGATACTACACACCAACTACTACATACACTACAGTTAATGGTGATCAAGTTTTGATAGATACTTCAGGGAGCGGTATTGGTACTGCAATTACAATTAATCTACCAGCATCACCTGCAGTAGGAAATGAAGTTACATTTATAGACAGCGGTAATAACCTTGCATCTAACAACTTAACAATCGGTAGAAACAGCTCTAATATTTTAGGTAGTGGTTCAGATTTAGTAGTTTCAGCTAATGGTTCTGCATTTACTTTAGTATATGTTAATGCAACTAGAGGCTGGGTTTACAAAGATAAAATATAGGGGCTAAATAATGGCTCTTCTTGATTTCCAATTCTTACCAGGAATTGACAAACAAAATACAACAGTAGGCGCTGAACAGCGTTGGGTTGACTGCGATAACGTAAGATTTAGATATATGCTACCAGAAAAAGTTGGTGGTTGGTCTTCATTAATTACAGATACTATTGTTGGTGTTGCAAGACGTGAATTTGCATTTGTTGATTTAGCAGGTAATAGATATGTTGCTATTGGAACAGACAAATTTCTACTTATTTATTTTGAAGGACAGCTTTATGATGTTACGCCTTTGAAAAACTACATTAAGTTCTTGCACTCTTGCAACAACATCAGGTTCAGCAGTTTGTTCTATTACAAAAGCAAGTCATGACCTAGTAGCAGGTGATGTTATATTATTAGATAATGTAACTTTACCGGTAGGTACTGGTTATTCTAATTCAGATTTTGAAGATAAATTATTTCAAGTAACAAGTATTACAAGTTCAAGTGTGTTTACAATTACACAAAGTTCTAATGCAACAGCAACAGTTTCAACAGGTGGTAGTTTAGAAGTTAAACCTTATGAAACAGTAGGTCCTGCAGCACAGTCATATGGTTATGGTTGGGGTACAGATACTTGGGGAGCAGGTAAATGGGGTGAAGCTTCTTCTGCAACCGATGTAACACTAGAACCTGGCTTATGGTCATTAAGTAATTTTGGTCAAGTGTTAGTTGCAACAGTTGCAAATGGTAAAACATTTACATGGAATGCTGGAGCAACAGATCCTTTAACTGTAAGAGCATCAACATCTACTTCAGGTTTTGCAACTACAAATAATCCAACTGCAACAAGGGTGACATTAGTATCGCCAACAACACGTCACTTAATTCATTTAGGAACTGAAACAACTATTGGCACACCGTCAACTCAAGATGATATGTTTATAAGATTTTCAGAACAAGAAGACATAAATGATTATACAGTAACTGCAATTAACTCTGCAGGTACACAAAGATTACAAGATGGTACAAAAATTATAGGTGCCTTAAAAGCAAAAGAATCAATTCTAGTTTGGACTGACAATGCATTGTACACGATGAAATTTATTGGCGCACCTTTTACCTTTGGATTTGAACAAGTTGGTACTAACTGTGGATTGATTGGTAAAAATGCAGCGGTTGAAATAGATGGTGTAGCCTATTGGATGTCTACAAATGGTTTTTTTGCATTTGATGGTACTGTTAAATCTCTACCTTGTACTGTTGAAGACTATGTTTATGATCAAGCAGATACTACTAAAGGGCAACAAGTATATGCCGGTTTAAATAACCAGTATACAGAAGTAACTTGGTATTACCCATCAACAAACTCTGAGTATAATGATCAATACGTTATTTTTAACTATGGTGAAAGTAATAATAGATCGGGACCGGTTTGGTATATTGGAACTGAAGCTAGAACATCTTGGATTGATGCAACCGTATACCCCAACCCTATTGCAACTAAATTTAATGATAGCGCTACTGGAACATTTCCAATCATTGTTGGAGAATCAGGGCTCGGGCAAACTACTTTATTCGAACATGAAGTAGGTACAGATCAGGTAAACCCCGATGGTAGTACAACAACAGTTACATCGTTTATACAATCTTATGACTACGATCTACAACAAGCACAAAGAGGTCAGTCTTATTCTATAGCAGGTGATGTATTCTTAGCAGTTAGAAGATTCTTACCTGACTTTAAAGATCTTGCAGGTAATGCAAAAGTAACACTTGCAGTTAAAAGATATCCATCCGATTCACAAACAACAACAGCTTTGAGTCCATTTACAATTACTACTTCTACAGAAAAAAAAGATACAAGAGCAAGGGGTCGGTTTGTTAATATAAAAATAGAAAATGATAGTGCATCAGAATCTTGGAGATTCGGAACTATGAGACTAGATATACAACCGGATGGTAGAAGATAATGGCTAAAGTAGTAGTAAGATTACCAGAACCAAAAAAAGAATATGATGAGTCTAACCAAAAACAAATCAATAGATCTATTGCTATTATAGTAGAGCAGTTAAACTCTACGTTTTTAGATGAGTTGAAACAAGAGACGGAAAGATTTACTTGGTTTAAATCAGGAAATTAATATGGCAAATATATATAAAAACGCTAACTTTGACTTAAATTCAACATCAGTGATAGATGTATATACTTGTCCATCTAACTCTAGAGCCATAATACAGAACATACACGCGGCTAATATTGGTAGTGGAAACACGGAAATAAAAGCTTTTCTATACGATAATTCAGCAACAACTGCTTTTCAATTTGCTGAACATACTGTAAACTCAGGAGATTCTAAGTCTATCTCTGACGGCTCAATTGTGTTAGAAGAGAATGATAAACTACAGTTACAAGCTGCTACAGCAGATATATTTGAAGGCACTTGTGCAATATTAGAAATAAACAGGGATTAAATTATGGCATTTATAGAAGAAAGTGAAGTAGCATACACAATGATAAACGGTAAAAAAGTACCGGTTGTAAAATGTGAAACAGAAGTAGTATTAAGAAATACACAAACTAATCATGAGTACAATTCAGATAAAGAAGCAGAAGATGATATCGCTAATCCTGAAACAGCTACTCAAAAAGAACATATAACAAGATCATTAAAAATTAAAGTAGCAGCGATGCCACCATTAGGTGCAGCATCCGATGAGGATAAATAGTGTTACCACCAGGATTTTATAACCAGGTAGATAAAGACATATACGCTGCGGGTGATTTTTTCATACCGCAAGAACGATTTAGAGCTGCGCCTTATACTGTAAATCAACCAACTAATCCTGATGAAGTTCCTGCAGGTATACCTGCTATATATCAATCACAAGGTGGTGGCGGTGGTGGAGCTTTACAAGCTGGTGGTATAAACTATGATAGTTTTGCAAAAGCTGGTTTTGATGCATATGCAAAAAGACAACCAACACCATTAGTTAATGATCTGTATCAAAGTAAACTCGATAAAACTTTTATGGGTTTTCCAAGTTATAAAGAACAACAATTAACTGGACCAGACATGGGTGAGTACATTGCATCTGGTACAGACGTTCCTTTAGAGCTGACTAAAGCCGGTAAGATACAACAAGGGTTTGAAAATGTTGGACAAGGTCTATCTAGTTTAAAAGATAAATTTGGTAGTATAGGTCCTATTAGTGCTATTTTAGGATCAATGGATAAATTTGATACACTACCTGCATTAGATCAACAATTTATAAAACAAAGTATGGGCTATAGGGGTCCAACAGTATTTGGTGAAAACACTGGAGGAGGTTACGTAGATCCTTTTGGAGTAAATGTTAGATCTGCATTTGGTAACTATGCAGAAAAAGTCAGAGATGATTTTAGTGGTCTTGAAGATAGTTTAACAGGTAGGTTATCTGAAAAATATGGTGCACAATTTAATCCTGAAACAGGTTTGTTTGAAAGTGATGATGAAGAATTAGCAGCTTTAGCAAATAAAAATACCACAATGATGAGAAAAAAATATGCTTTTAGACAAAAACAAATAAAACAACAAGCATTTGATGAAAAAATAGCTGCTCAAAAAGAAGCAGCTAGATTAGCAGAAATAGAAAGAATTAAAAATTTAGGAAAACAGGACTATGACTCTGGTATACATGGATCAACTAATTACGGGCAAGGCAGTGATGGTCAACAATCTTATAGCGGTGATGCCATAGGGGGCAGGAAACTTAGGGTTTGGTGTAGGTGCAACAACTGGTGGACCTGTAAGTAATAGAACTGGTAGAGGAAGAACTGATTATATGAACGGCGGACTAGCAGACATGCTGGAGATATATGATTGATTATAGAACAAAAAGGCGATAAAAGAGTAAAACTATGGCAATTTCAAGAATGAATATGGAAAGACAAATGCGTAATATGGGTGGCATTATGGGTCTCGAAGACCAGAGACAAGGATATTTTTTAGGTAAATTAGTTAAGAAAATAACTAAACCAATTAAAAAGATAGTTAAATCACCATTAGGTAAGATGGCAATGTTAGCAGCAGCCGGTTATGGTTTAGGTGGTGGTACTATGTTTGGTAAATCACTTCCTTTTTTAAAATCAAGTGCGGGTGGATTTTCTAATTTTAGTAATTTTGGTAAAGGCATAGGTAGTTTGTTTAGAGCAGCTGGCACTAGAGGTGTTGATGACAAAGGTGGTTTTTTAAGAAGTTTAATTAGAGATAAAGAAGGTAATTTTAGTCTAGGTAGAGCAGCGCTTTCAGGTTTAGGTGCAGCTTCAATTGCAGCTCCATTTTTTATGGGTGGTGATGAAGAAGAAGTTGACGAAGGTACACCATTTGGTATGGCACAGCCAGACATAGAAGATATTAGAGGTCAAGCTAAAGCATACTATTCAGATCCAACAAACTCTGCATTATATTTCATGCCTCCTAAGTCAGCTGTAAGAAGTTCTTTCTACGCTGCTGATGGTGGACTAGCAAGTTTAAGACCAGGATACAGAATAGGTGGTGGTGTATTACAAAAAGCAGGTCAGATGATAAAGTCTGGTGTAGGTAAAGTTAAATCTTTATTTGATGATGCAGATATAAGTGTTCAGATACGTGATGACGATGTTATGACAGACGCTGGATTACAGGCACAAGCTGTTGGTCAAGATGTTTTTATAACACCTAAATCAAGCAAAGCAGTACAAGTTATAGATGGTTTAATTGATGAAGGTTATGATATTGCAAAAGCAGAAGATGGTAGTTATACTATCAATGCTTTAGATGAAGGTGCTTTAGATTTAATAACTCAAAGACTAAGAATAGGTAGTAAAGGTGCTGATGAATTTATAGACGCTCAAGATTATTATTACAGGGTGACTCCGTTGATGGATGAAGAATCAAAAATGATTTATGATGCTTTAAGAAATAGAAAAGCAGACGGTGGTATTATGGACCTAGGAGGTCTAGAAAAAGACTATAGAGAAGGTGGTTTTGTACCACTAGGAGCTGAGGAAAGAGCAGACGATGTGCCAGCTAGACTTAGCAAGAATGAATTTGTATTTACAGCAGACGCTGTAAGAGCTGCAGGACAAGGTGACATAGACCAAGGCGCTGAAGTTATGCAGAATATGATGGACAATCTGGAAGCAGGTGGTACTATATCAGAAGAGTCCCAGGGCATGGAAAATCCTGCACAATCAATGTTTGATCAAGCACAACAATTGGAGAGTAGAATAGAATAATGTCATTACCAGATTATTTAGAATCATCCGCAAAAGATTTTGCCAGACAGTTAACGGCAAGTACTTCTACACCTATTAACACAGGTACATTTACTGGACAACAATTTGTTGCTGGTGAAAATCAGTTACAGACAGATGCTATTAACATGGCGACTGCAGGTATTGGTGGATATCAACCTTATTTAACACAAGCACAACAGTTAACTGGACCGGGAGCAGGGGGAGCAGGCAGCGCAGGTTCTATTGCATCATTTATGTCTCCATATCAGGGAGCTGTTATTGATGAAACATTAAGACAATATGATCAATCAAGAGCAGGTGGTATGCAAGACATTGGTCAACAAGCCTACACATCTGGTGCATTTGGTGGTGGCAGACAAGGTGCATTGGAAGGACAATACATGGCAGATACTGCACTAGGTAGAGCAGGTATAACAGCTCAATTAAATCAACAAGCTTTTCAAGATGCTACAGCAAGAAGAGGTCAAGCATTACAAGATCAATTTGCATTATCTAATTTTCAAAGATCAGGTTTATCAGGAGACGTTGCTTCATTAGGTAATCTAGGAGCATTCAGACAAGGATTAAATCAACAACAATTACAAGCGCAAGCTGATGCAGCAAGAACAGCAGCTTATGAACCTCAACAAAGACTTCAACAATACGGAGGTGGTCTAGGTCAATTAGCTGGATTCGCATCTCCAGCACCAGCACCTATGGGTGGAGCTAGTCCGTTTGCTACAGGTTTAAGCACAGCAACAGGTATCGCAGGATTGTTTGGTAAATTATACGGATAGTATATGAAAACATTAAATAGACCAATGTTTAGATACGGCGGCCCTATCAAAGAGGGTATCATGGACGGTATGAAAGAGAAACAAGCTATCAATACTGTTGGTAGTCCACTTGCACCTAAAGATGAAACAGGTAGAGGTGGTTATGCGTTTCCTTTATTACCTGCTTTATATGCTGCAGGTGCAGCTGGTATTAGAGCACTTCCTACTGTTTACAGAAGCATGAGAACAGCATCTAAATTTTCACCATCACAATCAGGTGGTTTTTTTAGAAATTTATTTCCAACCGGTAGATTTAGAAACGTTGCTCCTAACATATCGCGAACTAAAGAAAGAACTGTTCCTAATGCAAGTGGATCATATTCAGGAATAAAAATAGATCCTAATAAACCATTAAGTATAACACAGTCTCTTAAAGATCCAACAAGACTAGGACAAGCTATAAGAGAAAATCCATTTACTGCAGGAACTATTGGTATTGGAGCTGCAGGACAGATTAAAAATATACCTGATATTGCATCAGGTGCTGTAGGACTTGCAGCTGATACAGGTTTAGGCATTGCAAACTATTTATTAGGAACTGATTTTAAAAGAGGTCAGAAAAAAGATGAACTAAAAACAACTGATGGCACAGGAATAAAACGTGGTGATAAAAATAAAGTTGTAGCTACACCTGAAACAGGCGGAACTGGTGGTAAATCAGATGCAGAAAAACAAATAATAAACGAAGACAGAATTCAAGAAAATAAAAATAAATACTATAAATTAATGGGTATAGATAAGATGAATAAAGAAGCAACTTACGATTCTTTAATTGACGCTAGTAAAATTATACAAGAAAAAGGTGGTGATTTAAAAGGTTCTATTAAAGATGGTAGTTTACAATCTTCACTTATATCAGCGATATCTAAAAACTTAGATAAATCTTCTAATCTTAAAAAACAAATTGATGCTGCAGTTCTTAAAGCAGAGATTCAAAAAGATATTAATCAAACAAAACCTTCAGCATTTGCAGAACAAGTACAATATATTAGAAATAATCCAAATGACCCATTAGCTAAAAAATTATCAGGTATGAGATCTGTAGCTGATGACTTAGCTCTTATGGCAGATAAACCAGTAACAAGTGAATATGTAGCTAGATCAATTATATCTAAAGGTACTGGAGTTATAGACATAGTAAAAGATGACAAATATCAAAAATGGTTTAAAAATAACGAAAACAAAGATGAAATAGATTACTTACAAGAAGTGACTCAAGGTAAATCATTAGATCCAGGTATATACGTTATAAATAAAAAAGCTATTTCAATTGATAAAGATGGAAACGCGTTCCCAGTAGATTTAGATAGCATATTAGGTTAAGGGTAACTTATGGCTACGTTACGAGAAATTAATTTAGCTTCAGCAGAAGATAACAATAAAGTAGGTACAATTGAATCTGTACTAGCAGGTGTAGGTTCCGGTCTTCTTGCAATACCAAAAGGTTTCTTTTCATTGGGTGCAACGTTATTAGATCTAGGTGTTGATCAAAACAGAGCGGCTAGAGTTGAGGCATTCTTTGATGATCTTACAACACTAGATGAGAAAGCAGAAGCAACTGTAGCTGGTCAGATAACAGAAGCATTAGTTAATATTGGTATACCTGCTACTGCAGGATTTAGAGTAGGGTCTAAAATAGCAGTTGATGCAATGAAAGCTGCAAAAACTGGTAAGTATTTTAAACCTTCGGGTGAAGTAAAAAAATTAGCTGACGATGTTTTAGAATTAAATACTAAAGGTAAAACAAATAGATTTATTGGTGGTGCGTTAGGGGGCGGTGTTGGTGAAGCAGCGTTTGTCGGTGACGTAGAGCAGATAGGTACGTTCGGTGATTTAATTGGTGGACCCACAGAAATAGATAGAGAATCTGATGACCCATTAACAGATTTATTAAACAGAGTTAAGTTTGGTACTGAAGGTGCGTTGTTTACAGGTGTAATCAGTGGCACAGGTAAAGTTATTAAAAGACTTACTGATCGAAATAAAAACATTACAGATTCAAACGATAAGATAGACAGATTTATTGATAAAATTGCACAAGGGTTTAGAGCTAGAAGTGGTAAAACCCAGGAGTTTTTTGATATTGAAAGAACTAATATTGGAGAGAGGTCTGCTGATGCTGTAAAAGCAAAAAATATATCTAGAGAATTAGATATAGCTATCGATAAAATATTTCCTCCATTTAGAAACATAGCTAATAGAGTTAATCAAAAGAAAAGAGATGCACTACTAAAAGATGTCAATGATCTGTTGTTATCTGGAGATGCACAAATAGATGACCTTGGTTATGCAAAGTTTGGTGCATTAGATCAAACAAAAAAAGAAGCACTTCTTAAAAAATTACAAGACCTAAAAGTAGACGAAGAAACTATGGGTACTATATTTGGTAGTCTAACAACTATCAGAGACAAGTGGGCTGATCTATTTTCTAATTTAGGAAGAACACTTGGTAAGAATGAAATAGCAGAATTTAAAAAATTATTTGGCAACAAATTTAAAAACTATATTGGTGCAACGTATGATGTATTTCAAAACAAAAGTATACTACCTTTTATGGGGTACACACCTACAAGAGAAGCAATTGAAAGAGCTAAAACAGTATTTAAACAAAGTGCCGATGAAGCAGGAAAACCAATAACAGATTTGCAAGCAGAAGAGATAGTAGCCAATGCAATAAAAGATCCTAACCTCCCAAAAGGTTTTAGATTAGATAAACCATCTGATGTTATATTTAAAGTACCAGATTTTTTTGTTAATAAAACTGTATTAGATGAAACATTAAAAAGAAGAGTTGCACAACCTCTTGTATCTATTGGTGAGATAAAATCAAAAGCAGACAGAGAAGTATTTGAAGAACTATTTGGTAAACAAAGAAATCCTATGCAAACAATTATAGGTGCTACTGCGAAACTATCCATGCTTACAAGACGTAATATGTTTTACAGAGATCTATTAAATAAAAACGATGAGGTATCAGAACTATTTAGATCAGGACAAAGTCAAACAAAACCTTTCTTAGCTAGAAGTGAAGACGAAGCTAGAGAATTATTTGGTACAGACTATGAACTAGTAGAAGTTATTGATCCTGGTAAAAGATTAACTGTTGATGCAGGTAAAGGTGCGAAAGAAACAAGAAGAGAACTTCTTGAAAGAAGAGGACAAGCAGCAAGTGCTACAAACCCTTTTTCAGAATCACAATTTTTTGCAAGACCTGGTGTTGCTAAAGCATTAAAAGACACAGGGATTACTCAACAGGAACCAGGGATGATAGGACAGCTATATCAAAGCTTAGTTTTATATCCAAAAGGTTTATCACAGGTAGCTAAAACAATTTTATCACCGGTCACACACATGAGAAACTTTGTTAGTGCTAGTTTCTTTGCAACAGCAAATGGTATTATACCTGATGGTCAAGCTATTAAACAAGCATACCAGGCACTACAAACACCTCTTAAAGGTACAAGACAACAAAATGATTTGTATGAAGAACTACTAGAGCTTGGTGTGGTAAACTCTAACGTAAGATTAGGGGACCTAACAAGACTATTAGAAGATGTAAACTTTGGTGAAACAATGACAGCAGACAAAGGGATTTAGAATGTTGTTAAAACCATTATCAAAATTAAAATCAGTATCACAAGATTTATATACAGCTGAAGATGACTTTTGGAAGATAGCGTCATGGGCTATGGAAAAATCTAGATTAGAAAAAAATCTTACAAATGTAGGTTTAACAAAAGGACAATCGTTTACAAGGAATGGTATTGAACAAGTGTTTGATGATAACTTCTTTAAAAAGAGAAGCAGCAGATATAATTAAAAATAATGTACCTAACTATGATTATGTATCAGACTTTTGTAAAAGGTTTAAGAAAACTACCTATTGGTAACTTCGTATCGTTTCCTGCAGAGATAGCTAGAACAGGAACTAACATTATAAGACGTGGTCTTAGAGAAATAAACGAAGAAATAATTTTACCTGATGGTACAAAAGTAAAACCTTTTCAATCAATAGGGTACACTAGATTATTTGGTATGGGTGCAACTACAGTAGCTGTGCCAGCTGCAACAGCAGAAGCATTCGCAGCTATCTATGACGTAACAGATGAAGAGCGAGAGGCTCTTAGAAGATACGTAGCCGACTGGTCAAAAAACTCAACATTACTACCAATAAAAGACGAAGAAGGTAATTTTAAATATGTAGATTTTAGTCATGCTAATGCATACGACACATTAGTTAGACCTATTCAAACTATTTTAAATCAAGTAGCTGATGGTAGAAATGATGAAGATGGTATGATGGATGATTTCATTGCAGGTATGTTTGGATCTATGAAAGAATTTGCACAACCATTTATATCAGAGTCTATTTGGACAGAAGCAGTAACAGATATTATAGCTAGAGGTGGTAGAACTAGAGATGGTTTCCAAGTGTTTAACCCACAAGATACGTCTGGTGACAAAGCATATAAAATTATGGCTCACCTGGTAGAGGCACAAATGCCATTTTCACTTAATCAATTAAAAAGATTAGATCAATCTATTGAGTCTGTTGACGTATTACAAAAAGGTAAGATAGATAAGTTTGGACAGACGTATGAATTTGGTGATGAGTTTGCAGGTTTATTTGGTTTTAGATCTGTAGCAGTTAATCCAGATAGAACTTTAAAATTTAAAGTTGCAAACTATCAAAGAGGTGTAAGGGAATCTAGACAGTTGTTTACTAGAGAAGCTTTACGTGGTGGACCAATTGATCCAAGCGAAATTGTAGATGCATATTTAAATGCAAACAGAGCGTTGTTTGGTGTAAGAAAAAATTTTAAATTAGATTTAGATGCAGCAAGAACTTTAGGGATTACACAATCAGGATTAAGAAACTTCTACAGATAGATTATCTGGTGTAGAAGTTGGATCTATAGAACAAAATATATTTAGACCAATAAATATATCATCAGAATTACAACAAGCATTTGCAGAAAACGCTGCAAAAATTGGTGAACCTAATCCATTAATTTCTGCATTAACTGCACTTGGAAATATACAACAACAGTTAGCTAGAACATCTTTGTTAGAACCTGAGTTTCCATTTATAGAAAATCCATTAGTACCTATTATGCAAGACACACCTGCAACACCGACGACACTAAATTTACCAGGTATTGATGCAAATATTGTTAATAACCCTGGAGCTGCCGGGTCTTTTTCTAACTTGACAACTCAACAAAAATTAGAAATACTGTTTGGACGAGGATAATTATGGCTAAAAAATCTGCACTACAAAAAATAGAATCTCATGAAAAGCTTTGCAGAATAATGCAGAAGCAAACGTTTGAGCAAATAAAAGAAATGCAAGAACGAATCAAAAGATTAGAGTATTGGATTGTTGGCGGTATGGGAGCCGTGCTATTAATTTTACTTTCAGACATCACAAAATAAAAATGGAACTTACACGAAATTTCACTCTTCAGGAGTTAATTAAATCAGACACTGCGATACGTAAAGGTATCAATAATAACCCTAACGCAGAACAAATAGAAAAATTAAAAACACTTTGTGAAAAAATATTACAACCCGTAAGAGATCATTTCGGTAGAGTCAAAGTCACATCAGGATTCCGTTCTCCTCAGCTCTGCCAAGCCATCGGTAGTTCGATCAACAGCCAGCACTCACGTGCGGAAGCGGCAGACTTCGAATGTGTAGGAGTGGACAATGCCGAACTTGCAGATTGGATACATAGAGAGCTTGACTGGGATCAGCTGATCGTTGAGTACTACGTTCCTGGAGAACCTAACTCGGGATGGATACATTGTAGTGTAACAGAAGGCACACCAAGAAAACAATTTCTACATGCATACAGAGAAGAAAATAAAACTAAGTACAAACCTATTTTAGGTAAAGCAAAAGATATACTTTAAAAATACCATAGCATACACATAACAAGACTAATCCATAGTCCAAATCTTATAACAACTCCAGGTCTTAAATCCATTCTTTTAAATCCTCTCCCATTATCTGTGTAGCTATATCTACTTTCTTACGTAGCGCTTTTACTATTCGCGTATCTACAGTATTCTCACATATAATGTCAATGTAAGTCATTGGTTTTTCTTGACCAATACGATCTATTCTAGCCTCTGATTGCTGTCTTTTCTCTAGATCATAACCATTAGAATAATAGATCATAGTTGATGCAGCTGTAAGTGTGATACCATACCCACCAGTTTGTGTAGTTCCTATAAAAAACCGGACAGGAGAATCAGGGTCCTGGAATTTCTTAATATTATCCTGTCTTTCTTCTTGTGGTGTTAGTCCATAATAATCTACAAAAGAATCTTCTCCATATTCTTTAGATAAGACTTTAATAATATTATGTACATCTCTTTGAAACTGAGCCCAGATAACAACCTTACCCTCTATCTCATCAAGTAAATTAAGTAGTTCACCTACCCTGTTGTTTGGCATTTCTTGTATGGTGCCATCATCAGCTGTAAAGTGACCACAAGTTATCTGCTGTAGTCTCATTAACTGAGTTAACACAGTAGCTGTAGACATCATCTTACCATTCATTTGAGCATGAGCTAGTTTCTGCATCTGTAGATATGCCTTAGTCTGTTCTGGTGTCAACAACACTTCTCGTTTCATAAACGTTTTCTTAGGTAAATCTAGACATTCATCTTTTAATACACGGTAAGAAAATTCTTTTAGTTTGTCGGCTAGTTCATCTAGGTTTCTATAACCCTACAACTATCTGTACAGATCGACCACTAAAATTTGCTGTTCTCATAACAGCGTATCTAGTTCTAAATGCATAGTAAGAATTAAAACCCAAGTAGTTCATCTTCCAAAAACTCACATTGTTTGTATAGGTCTAGTGGTGATTTAGTTACCGGTGATCCTGTAAGTATTCTTCTGTATGTTGCAAGCTTACCAAGGGTTACAATATTTTTTGTACGTTTGGCTTCTGGATTTTTTATTGTAGTAGACTCATCAATAGCCATTAATGCTCTGTGAGAATTTAAAAACTTTTCTGCAAACGCTACACCTTTTTTAGTAGATAAAGATTCTACATTCATAACTAATATGTGTAGGTCTTCACCTGTTTCAAATAATGAATTTAGTTTTCTTTGTTGAGTTACATTAATTAATGACTGCCATAAAATATTTTTATGTTCTATGTGGTCTACTAAGTGTGTAGGTATTTCACCTTCGTGCCAGTTTTTTACTACACCTTTTGGTGCAATAATTAAGACACCATTAATTTTACCATTGTCATAAAGCATAGATATATTATCTATTAACACTTTAGATTTACCAGTACCCATCTCCATAAAGTATGCAAAGTACGGTCGCTCCCATGACATTTCTAAAGCTTTGAGCTGATGCTCGTACGGCTTAGTTTTAAATTTATAATTCATAATATTTTTCTTCTTTCTGTATTGACTTCTATATAATCGATGTTATATCTTTTGTCAATGTCAGAAAGAATAGTTTATTTAGTACAAGATGTACCTGGTACACAAGCTGGAACACCTAAAATAAATATTGTAGGTGCTAGAAAATACGGTGAAGTAAGATCTTTGTTACCAGAACTTTCACAAATAATTTTTTCTCCAGGTCCATTAATTTTTAAACTTAGAAAACTTTTAAAAGATTTTAAAGCTGATGATTATTTATTGTTGACTGGTGATCCTGCTATTATTGGTGTTGCATGTTCTATTGTATCTGATATTACAAACGGCAAATACAATTTACTCAAATGGGATAGACAAGAAAGACAATACTATCCTATTAAAATTAATTTATACGAGAAAGGAAAAATAGATGAGTAATATAAACTTTGAAGCAGATCAAAGAGAAGATCTGATTCAGTAAACGATGCAAAATCATTATCAGATCAAGTAGTTAAACTTAAAGATTTAGAAGATGATTTAATTAAAAAAGAAAAAGAATTAAAAGAACTGAAAAGACATATCGATTTAGTTTCTGGTGAGGTTATACCTACCATGATGCAAGAGATGAATATCTCTACATTGAAACTAGCAGATGGTTCTTCAGTTGAAGTAAAACCAGTTTATGGCGCTTCTATTACAGTAGCTAATAAAGAAGCAGCCTACACATGGCTTCGAGAAAACGGCTTAGGTGATCTTATTAAAAATGAGATCATAGTTTCCTTTGGTCGTAACGAAGATAACAAGGCTAGCAGTTATGCGACCCTTGCAAAGGGTCAAGGGTTTGAACCTGTCCAGAAACTTAAGGTTGAACCAATGACTCTAAAAGCATTGGTCAGAGAGCGTCTTGAGTCTGGACAAGAAATGCCCTCTGATCTATTTAACGTGTTCGCAGGAAACCGAACCAAAGTAACAAGGAGTAAATAAACATGAACCAAGTAACAGAGAAAAAGTCTGCACCACTTCCAGCAAATATGTTTGAAGACGATGCAGCAAAAGGTTTAGGTGCAATAGGTCAAGAAGATCTAGCCTTACCTTTTCTAAAAATCCTAGGACAACTTTCACCTGAAGTTAACAAACGTGATGGTAAGTATGTTGAGGGTGCAGAACCAGGAATGATATTCAATTCTGTTTCTGGAGAACTCTATGACGGAGTAAAAGGTATAAATGTAATTCCATGCTTTTATAAGTTGGAGTACATTGAATGGAAAGATAGAGGAGAAGGGCTTAGGTGCACCAGTTGCAATCTATGATTCATCATCTGATATCATGTCCAAAACAACACCGGATGCAAACTACAAAGATAGATTACCTAACGGTAATTATATCGAGAAGACTGCATCTCACTTTGTTATAGTAGCGGGAGATAGTCCATCGACTGCATTGATCTCTATGAAATCTACTCAATTAAAAATTAGTAGAAAGTGGAACTCAATGATGTCTGGAATCAAGATGAAGGGTGCGAACGGAATGTTTACACCGGCATCTTTCAGCCACATTTACAAACTAAAGACTACCCAAATGTCGAACGATAAAGGCACTTGGTTTGGTTGGGAAGTAAGTAAGGTCGGCCCAGTAACTGAAAAAGGTCTTTACGATCAAGCTAAAGGTTTTAGCGATAGCATTTCTAAAGG